CAAATCAGCTGAGTTAGGATCGAGATTCAATACCCACTTCAGTGCCATCTTAAAGGCATCAAGAGTTGTGGGACAATCCTTGATAAGATTAATACCAATTGCACCCTGGTCAAGTTCAGCGATAATTTCCGAGCGACCTCGGAGAATAGCGATCGGCTGAAACGATTCCTCAGGTGCATCCTTACCCTTACGCTTTGCATCACGCAGTTCCTTAATGCGTGCGTTAACAGTTGGTGCGAACTGTTGAGGAGGCATAGCGATAGCACGATCGACGAAAGCAGGCTGATCTTCGGGGGGTAGCTTAGCAAGGGCATAAGCATTACTCAGCTTGATATGGCCACTATCGACGAGCTTCGCAACATCATCTGTTAGCCTTAACAGACCAAGACGTTCGCTTAACCAACTAGTGGTCTTAGCTAACTGTGTTGCCAATTCCTCACGAGAAAGCAAAGGATTGCTTTCAATGATACTCAGGATAGCTTTGCTGTATTCCACAGGTTTGGTTTCAACCTTGTGAACATTAGCAATAATCTGAGCTTCTAGCAACTTTCCTTCTTCGATCTCAATAACGTGACAGGGAATGGTTTCCTTACCAGCGTCCTTTGAACTGTTAAGACGTTGCAAACCATCGACCAAACCATAAATGGTTTGTCCAGCTTCGTTCCTTAGTTCGCGAACCGTTATAGGGTTCATAACACCCTTCATACGGATACTTTCTACCAATCCCTGGTACGCTTCAGCCTTTCTATCTACCTTACGTAGACTTTCATCTGGTTCATAAATCTCAGAGATGTTGATATGCTTCAAAGTAGTTTCTTTAGCCATTTTGTCTAACCTTATGTTAAAATAAGCATCCCTAAATATTAGGTACAATGTTATTTATAACCAATGAACCTACTCCCTTCATTTTGTTAACTGTTTTAATTAACATAACAAAAAATTTGGCCGTACCATACTATACGCTGTTTCCGGCCAATTATTCACTGACCTACTTGACCACGGCTACCATTTCCTCTCCACATAATCATTCAATGACCATTTTATTTTCATGGCTCAAGGATAGGATCATAGTCAAGTCGGTCAGTGAATAATTGACCAGAAACAGCGTATACTAGTTCACCATACCCTATCATTATTTTGTTATGTTAAATGGAATGATTAACAATGTTGAAATCAGAGGCAATAAAGAATCTTTTGCTAAAACTAACACATTCGGACCTATCAAAATTATATAATATTAACATGGAAGTGCAGGTTAATGTCGCACAAGATAATGGCTCACGTACCAGCGGAGAATATCAAGGCGTTCATTGGCACGGCTGGACAGATGGTAATGAAACATGGAAAAGCTTTCGCATACCATATAACGCAGCAACTAAGCCAGAGTACATTGATAAAGATATAAGATTCAATTTAGCCTTACATGCGGAAGGTATAGGCTTAACGGGTTGGGATTGGTATAATAAACGATCCATGTGGGTAGCATTTGATTTCGATAGTATTATCAGTCACAAGCAAGGTCTAACAACTCAGGAATTATTAATAATACAAGATCAGGCTGCAAAAGTACCATACTTAACAGTTCGCAAATCAACTAGTGGTAACGGTATACATTTCTATATCTTCTTCGATGAGATTATTTATACTGCTAATCATAACGAACATCAAGCCCTCGCACGAGCGGTCTTAGGACAATTGGCCGCTGAAACAGGTTACGACTTCAGTAACAGTGTAGACGTTTGCGGCGGCAACATGTGGATATGGCATCGTAAGATGTCCATTGAAAACGGTGGATTAAAATTAATAAAACAAGGTGACATGTTACAGAAGGTGCCCATCAATTGGCGGGATCATATTAAAGTTATCACGGGTGCCAGACGTAAGAACATGCCTCAAGTAATTGAGGAACAGAGCGATGCTGATAAAGCGTTCATGGAATTGGTCGGCCAATATGTACATGAACCATTGGACGATGCACACAAACAATTAATTGATTATCTTAAACAAACTGATGCTGTTTGGTGGTGGGATCAAGATAATTACATGCTTGTAACGCATACTGTTCACTTGAAAGATGCACATGAGGCCCTTAACTTTCGCGGTATTTTTAACACTGCTAGCAGTCATACTTCCCCTCACAATTGCTTTGCATTTCCTCTTCGCCGTGGGGGGTGGGTTGTACGACGTTTTACGCGAGGGGTTAAGGAACATGAATCTTGGGATCAAGATAGTGGTTCTGGGTGGACTCGTACTTTCTTTAACACTGATCCTACTCTTGCTACTGCTAGTAGGAACTTTTCGGGCGTAGAACATCCATCGGGCGGATATGTCTTTCGCATGTCAGAGAACGCTCAAAAGGCTTCATTAGCACTAGGTGCGGATTTAGCGTTACCACATTCAGCTTTATCAAGACCATCTAAATTAAAAACTCATAAAGATGGCAGATTAATTGTTGAAATTGAAAAGGATTCACTTGATGCTCCTAAAGACTTCATGGGCTGGTTAATGGATGGCAATAAATGGAAACGTATTTTTAACACTTATGTTGATAACAAATTAGATCAACCAGAGCAACATAGTTACGATGATCTCGTTAGACATATCACTACAGAGGACGCTATTGATTGTGGTTGGGTTGTTAAGAGTGATGGAGTATGGGTCGAAGAACCATTAACACATGTGAAATTAGCATTGCGTTCGCTTGGTCTAGCTGATAGGGATACAAGTGCTGTCCTCGGTGATAATATATTCAAACGATGGACTATTGTTAACAAACCCTTCCAGCTTGAATATCCTGGTGATCGTCAATGGAATAGAAACGCTTGTCAATTTAATTACATACCTAGTAAAGAAGATATTTTACATTATCCCACATGGAAGAAAATATTAACACATGTAGGAGAATCGTTAACCCCAGCACTAATTGAGTTCCCTTGGGCTAAAAATAACGGAATATTAACAGGGTATGATTATCTCAAATGCTGGATCGCTAGCGTCTTTCAACATCCACATGAACCATTACCTTATCTCTTTCTCTTCGGTCCAGAGAGCAGCGGTAAAAGTATTTTTCACGAAGCACTTAGTTTGTTAATTACTCAAGATGGCTACGCGGACGGTAAAACATCGCTCCAGTCACAGCAAACATTTAACGGGGAATTGAAAGGCGCGATACTATGCTTCATCGAGGAGATAAATTTATCACAGCGTAATAGCGTTGCATACACGCGTATCAAGGAATGGGTAACAGGTACGATGTTAAATGTACACCCTAAAGGGGGTACGCCCTATCTTGTTAAAAATAGCACTCATTGGATACAGTGTGGTAATGATATTACTTTTTGTCCTATTTTCCCAGGTGATACGCGCATTACAGTTATACATGTTAGAGCTATACCAAAAGAGCATTGGGAAAACAAGAACGATCTCTTTGTTAAATTAAGAAAAGAAGCACCCGATTTCCTAGGTGAGGTATTAAAGTTAGAATTACCAAAATCCTCAGATCGCTTGAATATTCCTGTTATTAATACCAGTGAGAAGATTTTAATACAAAAGCAGAATCAGAATGCTTTAGAGGAATTCCTCTCCGAACGATGTTTCCATGCACCTGGATATAAGATCAAATTCTCTGACTTCTATGAACAATTCACTGAAACCTTTCTCGATCCAACAGAAGTATCTAGTTGGAACAAGCGTATGATTGGACGATCGTTACAATTACCATTTGTTAAAGGAAGGAATCCACCCGATGGTCAATACTACATAGGAAATATTTCGTTTGAAGAAGTCAAAGAAGTGCGTTTACCTTTTACTGTTATTGATAACAAACTAGTTGCTAATGAGGATGCAAAATGATTCGTGTTAGTAAAAATTATTGGGTGAATATAGATCAAATGATGGATGTATGCGTAGATGAAAAGGAAATGGTTATAACTACAGTTGTGCAAGAATGTTTTATTGTTGAAGAAGAATATCTGGATTCTGTTTGTGCGGCTCTTAACATTAACCCTTTGGATGTAAGGAAACTACTGAATGCGAATGATAAGCAGAATGAGGGTCCGTTGCTTTAGTATACCATTAGGATTGCAAACCCTAATAATGAGTCTAACAATTAAAGGAATTGATAAATACGAAATAGTGACATATGTTCGTGATTGGTTGGATTGTCCACAGAACGATGCAATACGTGTTGTAGAAAGTGTTATAGGAGTATGTTTTAATGATTAAACAGGTATATTATGTTATAGGTATCACTTGTGCTGGCAAGGACTTTTTCATTGAAAGTGCTTTGAGAAAATACCCTGATGTTTTCGGTGCTTGTCAAGTAGGTAAAGAGTTTCGTAAAAGATATCCACCAGAATATTTTCAGGGACAAGGGGCACCTGAACACACAGAACGTGAAGCGATGGAGATTTTCAAGGGACAAATGACCGCGGCAGATGATGCTGGTAAAAAAATTGTCCTAGTGTCTGGTCAACCACGTAGACCTAGTCAAGTAGAATTATGTTTAAATTATAAATGGGGTGAAGTAATTTGGGTACATGCGTCAGATGAGATAATATTATTAAGAATACGGGATAGATTTAGAGATGACCCAGCAGGTTATAATTTAGCAATACAACGTGTTATAAATGATAAAATTATGTATTATGATGTTTTATATGAACTAAATAAACGCAGCATGAAAATACTTACGTTTGATACACAAAATCACTCTATTGATAATTTAATTTTCCTTTTAAAGGACAAACATGAAACACCTAAATAGTAATATTCTCTGTGCAGTAGCAATTCGTACGACCGGCCCTGTACCAGGGAAACATAAATTGTTAGAAATAGCAATCATACCACTTACAGGAGATTGTAAAGTCAGTAGAGAACATATGCTTTTTAATATTCTTTTTAAGCCTGATGAATTGGATGTCAGGCGAGCGGAGTATAATTTGGATAATGATTTGGTTTTAAAATGTTTGGCCAATGGCTTTGAGTACAACGATGGGGCCGAACTATTTGAAAAATGGTTAAAGAAACTTGAACTGCGATTCTTTAAGAAAATAACAGTTTTATGCCACAATTGGGCATTCAAGAGACCATTTCTTGTAGATTGGTTGCAACCTGCTGGCTTCGACTTAGCTTTCAATGAGGATTATCGCGACCCACAAGCTTGTGGATTATTTGTCAATGATCGCTTTGATGTTAGAAATGAGCCATATCCATTTGCTAAAGTCAGGCTTAGTTATATGTGTGCAACGCACAAATTGGAATACGCCTCAAGACTTCCAACAGTCATTGATGAATGCGACGCATGTATAAAGCTTTACCGTTCCCTTATACATACACAGAACTTTTAACATGGGTTGTGCCAACTTGGTGGTGGCTCATGACATATACAATCTTCACAAGGTGGAAAATTACTAGTAACTGGATCGCTAAGTGAAAAACTTTTATTTATTTCCCAAGATGGAAAAGTAATATCGTCCTGTGTAAAAGGCTTATTAGGACTATTTGGACTTAGGTCTGTAAAATCAGCCCCAGTTGGTTGTGCAGGAGCAATCAAATCTGCTCCAGCAGACCAGGAGCTTTTATTCATATCAGATATTATAGGAAATATTCCAGGTGACCCGCTATAGCAAGCAAAGCCTACTTTGCTTAATACTTGTGGAGTACCTATACTGTCCTCTTGTATAGGATCATCTGGAGGGCCTGGGGTAACTTGTTTACGGTATGATTGAAAACGTGCAGTACGTGAAACAAGAAAATATTCCTTCATTTCATAGCCAGGACAATATGGATGATTAAAAACTGGTGGGACAATAAATGCACAATCACCAGTGGCTTGTGGTGTAAAAATTGCTATTGTTAATGAACTACTAAAAGTCCACTCTTCAACAATAATATGTAATGTTGTTATGGGTGTATATTTTATAAAATTTTTAGCAATTGTGCTTGATACAGTATAAGTTGGCCTCATACCATCTAATTTAAATCTTGATGGCGCACCGGATTCTGCTCCTGAAGCAGTAATACCAATATTAAAATTAGGACTGTACCTAGCACCACAGTTACAATTACAACCTACTGTTGGAAAAATCGCTTTTAAAGGCATCCTTAAACAATTACCCTTGACCATAAACAATTTGCCATCTTTTTCACAAATTTCTACAGCTATAATTTCATCATCATCGAATTCATGTGGTTGAAAAGTTTCTTCCGCGTTTATCACTCCGATGAAAGTATCACGGCGATTACCAAAAGAGCTATCATTCACTATTGGAAGCCAAGAACGTTCGGCCCAGCTACCATCTATAATGCCAGCTGGGGTCATACGTAAATGGTAATCATTTGGCCCATTACGTTTTAAATAGACCAAACGAAACGGATAACCCGCCTTTATAAATTCACAAACTTGAGACAGTGTACTGGGTGTCATTAGAGCCACACTGGATTCTGCATTGTCCACTCGAACTTATCACCATTTATTCCAGTTTGTGCAACACCGTTTATTTTTAATGTATTATTCTTAGCAACTAAGCACCATGTATCCGGCGGTATTTCCTCGAATTCTGCCAATTGCAATTGTTTAACTATGCGTCTCAAAGGTACATCACTCAAACTCTTAGTATAGACATCTACATTATACAATTTCTCAGATGCTTGATTAACACTAATAATTTTACCAGGGAACACGGCCCCCACGAAACCATCATCTGGTTGCTGGGGTTGAGCTAGATTAACACCGTAGTTATCATAACCATAAGTGTATTTCGGCTCCTCACCTAGACCGAACGTGCGAACAAAGAACTGTGGTTCAGGTTTCCTATCATCTAGATCACTTGGTGTTAATTCGCCGTAATCTCGACGCTGGTCCCTGATACCTTGGTCAATATAATTTTGAATAGTTATCATCTTTATGAGGGCTTTTTCCTCATCCGTTAAAGCTATCGAGCCTTCAACATCGGCACCTGGACCTGCTCCACCAGCATAATCTTCTATTAAATCTTTGTTAGTAGGAAAGAATTTATCAGTTAGAACGCGGCTCGGCCAACCGAAATCATAAGGTGTCATTTCACCGAATCGGACCGGGACCCAACATGATAATTTTAACAGATTATCATTTGTTTGATATGTCACATCTGTAATGAGGCATTTGATCGGGTGATCGGAAAGGTAGGTCTCTAGGAAATCGAACCTAATTGTATCAAATACCTCAAGAAAAATCTTTGAGGGATATGTTTCAAAAGTGAAACGTTTCCATACATTTGCTAAACGTATTAACCAGAATGTAGCGGACTTGACAACTAATTGTGACATATTATAAATATAAAAATCGATCTCGCGTTCACGTACCCCGTACCGTTTGATATTATAACGTAGAACTATTTTATTTGGATCATCGATCGCTAGATTACTTTTCCATGTAGCAGTGAGCTTTGTTACTAGTTCCTCTGTTTGAGTGGTCTCCAGAACAGCGGATCCAGCATCAATATCACTCTCTGTTATTGTATCTACTTCATCCACTTCATTAGAGAGATATTTAATATAAAAGACATTATTATTAAGCCATATGGCACAGCGTGCTTGGAACGCTATTTCCTCCAACGTTGTTAAAATGTTCTTTCTACCCGGCATCATGAAATGCGATGGATAGTTATCAATTTGACCCTTAACTTGTAAAAAGCTTATTGGGTCATAGGTTAAATCAGTATACGTATTAATCAACCATATCATTATATCGATCGTATTAGGTCCAATCGAACTTTGCAATGTAACATAAATATCATCGCTCAGGCTTTCATCGCGACTGCTAGGTGGCTTACTGAATTCAATGAAAACAAATTTGTAAGGACCACTATCCACTTTCTTTATAGTATACCAAGCACTAGGTAATGTTACTAATACCTGACCTTTTTCCGTTTCGCGGAACGCTTGAACAGAGAGCACTGTAGAATCTATAATATTACAAACATACATTATTGTCTTATTAGACAATAATGTTATAGTTGTTCCGGCCTCAACAAATGTGAAACCAAATGGCTCATTGAAATTATCATCGAACTCCGTTAATATCGTACTATTAATAGTGAACGTGTTACCATTTAATACACCGCCTAGTTCGACATCACCTATTCTAACTGTTATCGGTACCCCTTGTGGGAAGCCTGTTGTATCAAGAATGTTAATTGTACCATTACTATTTGACTCTTGGTCTAGTTCGATTTCCCTTAACCCAGCTAGATCACCTTCTCCTCTAGAGATCTCCGCCCCTATTTGATTCAGATAACCTTGAATTTGTAAAGCTAATGCTGCTGCTTGTTCACGTATTTCTTCTGTATCGCCAAAATCAGCAGTGAACTCCGCTTGAAGCAAAGCTAAAGCATAGATATTAAATAAAGCACTTAAATCTTCTACTTGATGCCGACCTTTAATAATAGCTTTACTTAGTGTCGGATCTTTAACACCTAGATCCTCAGCCGTTTGGGTTGTTGGTACATCTTGTAATCTCACAGCTGGAACATTCTGCACTTTGCCAAAAACCAACGGCCAAGGAACACCGACCAAGTTATCGGGTAAAAAGGGGAAATTTCCCTCCTCAGGTGAGAAGCCCACTTCCTTATCAGCGAGCTTACTTATGACCGCAAAAGATAGCGTTCGATCACCTTCGCTCCAGCGTATTGGACTTGATATTTCGCCCTCGAATAATTTAAGTCGTTCAGTGAGCGGTAGACCAGAGAACCATTGATACAGAATCACCTTTTTACCATGAATATCTATTCTGTTAATTATATCTTTTAGTTCACCATCTGTATCATCTAACGTTACATTTATAGTTTGTGTTTGACTCTCACTATCTAATTTCACTGTTGCTTCTAAGTCAGATAGCTCTAATATTGTACCAAAGACATTTAGTTCACCAGGAACATCTTTATCACCATAAAGCAGAAACGGACCGTTAGTAACCCATTGAATCTCTAAGAGATTCACTGGTTCAATACCTAAAGTATTGATAATATTAGCAACGGCTGGCGTAAGTATTTTCATGCTTTTTTCAATTCAATATCCTTAGCCTCTGCTGCATGTTTCTCTAAAAATGTAATCTTCTCCTCGCAAGCTTTAACTAATGCTTGTGTAACCTCATCATTTGGATTGTATTGAAGGTTAACTCTTAGTGAAGTCATATATAATCTAAGTTGAAAAAGCGCTCCGCTATTAACTGAAGCATGGGTTTCTTTCCCTACCTTCTCTACTGCATCAACTTTGGTCTTTACTTTCACAGTCAAATAGCCGAAGTAGGCAATCGCAATGGTCGTTATAGCTGTTACAACCAGTTGCCAAATCTGTAAATACTCACTCATCATTCATCTCCTCCATTTCGACAATTTTACCACTTAACTCGTGTTGACAATCACCACAGTATTCTATTTTTCCATTTCTAATGAAATAATGGCAAATAGTAGTTTGTTCAGTATAATGTCTAACAGAGGGATTCAATGTTGGATTGTTAATATCACCATTAAAGGCCCAGCGTTCTGCTGGCACAGAATGATCGTGTTTACAACCTGGACATTTATACCTAACATAGCCGTTAGTTTCTATTTTCACTTTAGCCATATTTAGTCCCTTATAACATCAGCGAAAAGACCAGCACTAACATTTATGTTTGCATAAATGCCTGGACCCATTTGTTTAACATCTGGTACAACTCTCGCTGAAACATTTATTGCAGCTTGTAAGCCGCCACTGTCCACTGTACCCTCGAACTCTATAGTCATAACACTCCCTGAACGACGCTCCTCGTTCAAGAGCGTTGCAGGTGTTAAAATTATCCCTCGCCACTGTCTACTTTCAAAGTCCAATAATCCTATTTCCTTACCAATAGTTAGTTGTAAAAAGCTTAACAAAGCTTGCTTTTCGCTTTCTTTTAATATCTCAAAGCTGTAAATTAATCGTTGTGCTTTAGGCCAGATGTTATATCTAAAAATTTTAAGTGTGCCACCACGTGTTTTTCTATTTATGCGACGGAATTCCAATTGCTCTGTATCATCGAAAATGGGATTGCGTAATTGAAGTATTAGCGTTGGTAGAACATATGGATAAGTCAAAATTATTCCTGACCTAGGTGTAATGATCGGATCAATCATTGATGGTGCCGAAGGCCCAGCACCTACACCAGGATCATAATTACACATGTCACCTAATCTGTAGAAGGTGACTATGTTATCTAGATCAAGCGTACTTGTGACCGCTCGTCCAATAACCCCGTGACCGATAAGACTTTGCGTTAGATTTAATACATTTGAAACGGGATTAGTTATAACACCGCTAACAGCTTGTCTTAATTGTAGAACATGTTTTATTGCTTCAAAAGCACCAGTCCAAGCTACATCGCTCAAATGCAGATGCTGTTGAACAATTAAAGCATGTGTTGGTGCTATTTGCTGGGCTAGAGCGAGATTATGTAATATTGATAAGTTCAGTACCTTTTTTAATGTTACAGCGTACCTTAGACCTTTTCCAGCGAACGCTGCTTCAACGGCTACCGGATCGCTTAAATCTATACCAGTAAGGTCGACCTCCAATGGGTGCAGAATATTTGATACAGCGAATGCTATTTTCGGTTCTTTGGCAGCAACGCTTTGTGTTAAATTTAGCGAACTATTTGCACTTAATACTTTTATACTACTTTTCGCACTATCAACTAACGTTAAAACACTTTCAATACTCCTACGTATACTACTTGTAACATCAACTGATTGAGTAAGAAAAAGTGCATCAATAATTGGTTCAGGTAGAACGCGTTGAGTAAAAACACCATCAGAAAGTGCTAGGGCACTTGTTACACTTCTTTTATATAAATTATTTGTTGCCTGTTGTGTTAAATCTATATCACTAGTAGCCGACACTACCCGACGAATCGTAGTAGTGGCGGTACTAGTTAATACCAGAGTATTATCTGCCGATTCAAACATTAGGCACTAACTGTATATGTTACTTTTAGCTGATCGCCATTCGTAACGGGCACATCACCACTGAAAAGGGCTGTTGCCCACAGAGTGCCAGTTGTACCACTTTTCGTACTGACAGTATTGATAAAGACGCCCTTAACAGTACCAGAACCAGTAATGTTAAAAGTAGCAGCACTACTATTGCTCACGCTTTGACTGGACGCTGCACCACTTCCCCATGCAACGCGTGTTGCTTCATTATAAGTAGTGAACTCGTTCCAGCCAGCATGACTAGACATAGTATCGGCTGCGGCGAGTGCGGTGAAACCGCTATTGTCAATAAGTCCGATGAACCAACTGTTATTAGCAGTTTGAGTTCCGCCATTAAACATGTCGTCAAGAATTTTGTTCTTGCCAACATTAGTAATACCGTTTCGTAATTTCATCCTCCTCTTAACTACACCATCGGCACCAATCAATTCCACTAACAAATCATGCTTTACTCGAACGTTCGGCCTGAACAGGTTCATCAGCTTTTGGAACATTTTGTTCTCCCTCAAAAGGTTTCGTGCATCCACAATTCTCACACCGAGATACTTGTGTTCGTAGTTCGCCGCATTGGCTACATTTCACAGGTTTCTTAACAACTGTCAAACTAACGCTTTGTCCAAGATTCATGCTACTCATGTTAACCTCATTGTGTTTCTACGCAGTTCGCGACGTATTTGATTACCAAGAGTTCTTGCATCTATTTGCTGTGTTTCAGCACCAGTGATATTAATATTTACATCTCCTATATTGGTATTAGTAACAGGTCCGCCAGTGTTCATAGCTTTACTATTCATAGCAACTAACTGAGGTAGGAACTTAGCCGTTGAACGAGAGTTCATAATGAACTCCCTTGGATCAGCTAGAATATGTTGACTATCTTTACCAACTGAACCACCAAAACCCCTGGTGATAAAACCACCCATATTCTGGAATTGAACAGGGTCAAATCTACCCGGTGTGTTCCTATTAAGGAAAGGTATAGAGTTCTGTATAGCTTCTGCCCTTCTAAGAGCTTCCGCTGCACTGTTTGCTGCTGCCTCAAGTCTTTTGAATTGGCTTTCTAAAATATTATTAGTAGTAATGCCAGCATCAATAACTTTAGTATTTAAATCTAAAAGTCCTTTCCCTGTTAACTCTCCACTTTCTAACATTGCTTTCAGACTTTCACGGTTTGTTGTAAATCTCTCAGCAATAGCACTTGATTCAGTAATAAGATTTCTAACCTCGGGTGATACTTCTAACGATTTTTTTATTATTTCTAATCGCTCTTGTTCTTGTCTCAGAGCTTGTGTTTTTATTTCAGAGTTCGCCACTAGTGCTGATAATTTGTTTATTTCAGCATTAAATTGTTCAAATTTCTCTGGTGTTAATCCAGGAAAAATACTACTTGTTTTATCTTTTAATTGAGGAATAACGCGATCTTTAATAAAACTTAGTGCCTGCGATACGCGTTCAATATTTTCAGCTGTCGGTTTTAAATTAGTATCAGCTAACGTTTCGAGAGCAGTTTTAATTTCTGTGAATTTCTGTGCTGCTGCTTCTGCTCTTAACAAACCGGCATCATCACCACCACCTATTACTGGGGCTTTTAATACATCAAATACACCTTGCTCTTTAGCCGCCGCACCAAGTGCTTGAGCTTTAACAATTGTTTGTTCTAAGAATTGATTAAGTTCATCTACTTTGTTCTTTGATACTTCAGCTTGTTTTCCAACTTCAGAAAATTCTCGAATAACTTCATCAGCAGCTTTACCTTGCTCTGCTAGTTGTGCCTGTAATTTAGGATCACGAAATTCGCTTAAATCCTTTTTCCCTGTAGCTTGATCTTTTAGTTTTTGCAAAGCCTCTCGAACTTTAATTTCTTGTTCTAAAAGAAAATTGCCTTGTTTTTGTAAAGGTATTTCCTGCTGACGTTGCTGTACACCTAAATCGCGACCACCAAAAATTTTAAATCGGCCCTGTGCCCCACCACTCTGACCACCTAATTCTGCCAAATTTCTTCGTGCCAAACTAATAGCCAGATTCAAATCCTCTAATCGTTGTTGTTTAGCAATAGTATCAATAGCACCAGTTTTTACTATAAATTGAGCACGTTCACGTTCAGCTAAAGCCAAACGTTCCATCGCTTTATTGTGACTCTTACCATCGCGTTCAATTTCACTTTGTATTTGCTCTAACTTCTGCTTTTTATCCTCAAAATCATCAGTGAACTCTTTAAGTGCCTTTTGTTCTGGTTCACCGAAAACCTTTGTTTGATCAACAAATGCCTCTAATTGTTTTCTGGATTCTAAAAGTTTCTTTTGGGCTATGGCTTGGGCCTCAAATACTTTATTTTCTTTTAATAAAATATCGATACTACGTTCGTCAATTTGATCTGTTAATGCCTTTTGAGCATTAGCCATATCAATAATTTGACTATTAAGGCCAGTTAATACTGCTTGCAATTCTGTGAACTGTTGTTTTATTACTTTGATACCAGAAGTTGCATTGTCAGTCATATTTAACATTTCTTTTTCAAATTTATCTTTCCTTATATCTGATAATTGTTGAAATTTATCGGTAAAAGAGCCGAACTCAAATTCCACATCATTGATTGCTGCGAAATATCGACGTATACCTTCAATAGCACCAAAGACAAGAAGTGCGGGGCCAAGCCTAGTAATAGCGGCACCAACAGCACCTAATGCAATACTGAATCTACTAGCAGCAACTGTACCAGCAGTCATAGCCGCAGCAGCAACTTTTGCTCTAACTGCTAAATTTACTAATTTATTAGCTACTAAGAACTCTATTGCGAAAGTTAATGTATTAATAGATGCTTTAACAACTGTTACTGCTTTAACTGTTACTTCTTCAAAATTAACAATTGCTTTAACAACTTTGGTTCCGATTTCCGCTGTAAAGAAATTTGATAATTCTTTTAATATTTTCTGGAATTTCGTACCATAGTTCTTCTGCATTATCTCAGTAGCTTTATTGGCCTCTTCTGTAGAATTTGTTACTTGTTCTAATGTTGTTTTGTATTGACCAAGAGCATTAACCAAACCCGTGGTACCAATTCGACCACGCAACTCATCCATGATCTCATTAAGAAATGCAGCCGAATCCCCGCTTCTTTTTGATGCTTCTGAGATGCGTTCCAAAACACCAACAAACTTAAATGCTTCAACAGCACTTTGTCCTGATGTAACACCCCACTCTCTAAATAATTCATTCATTTCCTTAGTGGGCTTAGTAAGCTTCTGGAACACTTGACGCAAAAATGTCATCGCTGTGCTAGCATCAGCACCTTGACGTGTTAGAACAGCTAAAGCGGAAAAAACCTCTTGGTAGCTTACACCTAGATCATTACTAAGAATCGTTAGACCACCTAAATCGTTCGCTACATCTTTCAATGTGAAACGACCTAGATCGACAGCTTTAAAGAAGCTGTTCGATATTTCTCTTGAACGATCTTGTGTTAAATTATATGAATTGAGAACAGATGATAAAGCATTAACACCTTCCTGTGTTGAACCAACAGCTATCATAGCAAGACGTTGGGCTTCGGCCATGAAACGAAAAGTTTCAGCACCCTCTGCTATTTGATTTGATAGCACTTCGTATGAGCCAGCGACCGTTTCTAAAAGATCCTTGTTAAAAGTATTAGAAAGTCGGACATTAGCTTGTGACCATTGATCCACGCTCAATGGCATACGTTGTGATATAGTTTGTAATTCCCCGATCTTTATAAGATACTCGCCCGCACGATCAATACCATCACGCATAGCATTTGATATTTCTGCAAATGCACGTGATACTGCTGAACCTATAAGAATACCCCTAACAAGTTGTAAATTATTGAATGCTTTACCTAAACGATTGGTGCTTTTTTGTGCATTTTCCATCGCTTTAGGCATTGCGTTTATTGTTTCGTTTGTATCTACTAAAGCTCCGTTGAGGAATTTCTGTCTGGTTGTAACAATTTGCCCTTCAGCATTTAAGCTCTTAAAGCTTTTTGTTAATCTTATAGGTTGATTAGCGAGATCACTAATAACCTCTTTAGTATTTTCTAATCCATTACTTAATCGTTCAACGGTCCTAATTACTTGTTGACCTTGTGCATTAAAGCTTTTTAATACACTAGTGACTCTTGATATCGGTGCTGGAATATCTGATACTGTTTGTTTTGTTAATTGTAGTACCCCATTTAATTTTGTTTCAGTTGTTGATACTCTTTGACCAGCGGCATTAATAGTATTAAGTGTAGAAACGAATCTATGACCAGCTACACGTGCCTCTTCTGTTCTACTTGTTACTTTAGCTAAACGATCACCAATACGCTCCATTTCCTTAGTGGTTTTCGCACCAGTAATTGGATCAAAAGATACAGTAGTATCTTTAAACGTTGTAGGTCTTGGGCCAACTACTACTGATTTAGTTTGCGATACTACATCATTTAATTTTTCTATAGTTTGAGTTGTTTGTATACCTTGAGCATCTAATTCTTTTAATACCTCGATTTCACGTCTGACAGGTGCTTTGGCCGCTGTTATTTCTGAAACGAAATCTTTAATTACTCCATTTATTTCTTTTATTCTTAATTTTATGTTATTGCCTTGTTCATCTAACCCTTTAAACAAAACAATATTTCTAGTTTTATCATTTAATTTGCCAGCAGCATCACCTAACTTATTTTGCTCTCTAACTAAAGCTTGATATATTTTTAAAAGCTTATTTATATCGCCTAAGCCTTTAATCTCATGAGTAAAGACTTGTGCATTTACGTTAGGAGTAGTCATTAGCCACCTGTCACTTCTCGCTTACCCATGTACTTCTTGAACTTAGGAAAACGTCTCGCTATACTTTTACTATAATTATCATACGAACTAAAAGCTTTTCTAAAAGCTAACCAAGGGGTTGCTGTTTTGAGATTTAACCAATTAGGTGCTTGTTTGCTTTCATTCCAATCTGGATATTTTAACAATTCGTCTCTACTGAACCTGAAATAATAAAAGAAATTTCCACCACGCCGTGTACGCTTAATTTCAAAAGTGCTATGTTCAGCACCTTGGTCAAAGCCTAAAAGAACCTTGTTACCTTTATGTGTGAAATATTTCTTTTTCTGGGCACCTTCCCTGCTACCTTTAATAAGGCCCATAACAACGTTATGACCAACCCTATTACCAAGCTTACGAAAGGTACCACGAGATGTACCAGTATACGTTGGTGTATTATTAACTGCTGTTTTTACCCATTTCTTAATAGCTATTAACTGCTCCTCCTCCATGAATTTTTTAACATCTTCTAAATATTTTATACTTAGAGTAGGTGACTGTAATCTTATTGCGAATCTAATGTTTGGCATTCTACTTCCCTTATACCTTCATAGGAAAGCATTTCAGCTTTCTGCCAATCAGCATTAGCATTATAAACAGCTTCTATACCAGGGGGTAAAATACCGAAACGTTCACAGAATCGCCATATCATATATTTAACAGTACGCCCCTTCGGTAATACTACGCCTCTTGCGGAGGGGCTTCTGCTAAAAAATCTTCTCTCGCTTGTTTAAGCATATCATCATCAAGCGAATTAACTCGTAAACATAGATCAATAATTCTTGATATTTCGTTCTCTGATATATTTGATTCTTTTAATTCATCGATATAAAGATGCCAAGTATCGGGTTTCTGCATATCTACTCTCTCCCACTCCAAATCAGTTGTTGGAGCAAGAGATTTCAGTATGCAGAAATCCAATTTCTTTTTTCCATATATTGTTAAATTTGTACGATAAGTTGGATCAGCTGCATTAGGCTCTTTTATACCTCCAGGTAACATTTTAGTTGGTATTGTAGGTTGTGGACATAATTTGTTAAATTCATCATAACTATCAATAGCTTCTGCTTTGAAAACTATACGATCATTACCACGAGGCAAGACCAATATATCGCTATTACGACCAGTTAATTTCTTACCCTTGTATTTCATATTATTTTCCTATTAAGAAACATCAGCAGCCAAAACACGACGTGCAGCAGCAGTTTTTCGATTGCATCGACCAGAAGTTGCTATAGTACCTTCACGTAGATCGTGATCCAAAGTTTCATAATAATATTCCTCAAATGTTATAATTTCATTTGGTACGGCAGCACAATCTGGTGCATTATGCAATTCCATATCAACACAATACGGCTGACATGGGTCATCAGCACTAGTAACCCAATCATCGGCTTCACCGATCTTTTTCAGAATATCCTCCATTGTGGGAGCATTACTACCAGTTTCTCCAGTAATATATTCCCACGTAGCATCGAGCGATAGATCCATTGGCTCCTCGTCAGCCAATCGAACCGTGTCCAAGATACCACGGTCACGAGTGAATTCCACTGGACGCTTTTCAGAGTAACTAAGAGTGCCTTCACCGATCTTAACCGATGCACTCTTTTGTCCAGCTAGCAAAGTCTTTGCTATAGCGTTCAGCAAACCTGTGCCATCTTCACCCGTAGCAAATGCTACAGTTACCAAAGCATGAGCCGCTGGCAAAGCTTCAATTGCTGCTTTAGCTAAAGCAGCAGTAGTATCTACTGCACTCGCTGTTCTGCCAAGATTAACAACAATATCACGACCAGTTACCACTACTCCTAATACAGCGGTTGTACCACCAGGATCAACAAACGTGATACTAATTTTATCAGTACCAATGTGTTTGCTCTTAGCAGTAAAGACCATGTCCGCTTCAATAGCGGTAAAATCAATTGTGACAGTACCAAGTGTACCGTCGAAGAACTTTATCGTTGTCTCTTTGATGTCAATTTGAGCCATTAGAAATCTCCATTCGGTAGTGACCTTCCACTGTAGCTTGAGCTAAACGAGTATCCTCTTTAACTATTCCAAAATTGTTAATTTCAACACGTTCATTGGTATCAGTTCTAAGTCTCAATGTGCCAACTAGACTTTGGTCATCAAAGAGATAATCACCATATTTAAAAACACAAATTGCATTAGTAAAGGTTTTTGTTATTTGTCCAATTGCTTCCTGCAAATTATAAAGCCTCTGTGCATCCATGTGTGCTTGGACGAGTACATTTATTTCAAAGTCTAGAATGTATTCATATTTCTGTGGTTGGAAAATGAACGGACCATCAATACGAAGCTCATAGAATTCCGCTTCGTCTTGAAAGGTCCGTTCATCCCCTTCCAGGTACATAGGTAGCGAACCTTTGTTCGTTAGAAAATGTTTATTAACTGATGCATGAACCCAACGTACCCAATCAGGATGTTTTTCTTCCGGCAATAATTCGATAATAGTGCCATGTAATAATTGCATGGTATTGCTTGCAGAATGTCTAATAATAGCAGCCATTAGACGTTCTCCACCAGTGATTGAGTGAATACTAAAGTATTCGATGCTTCTCTAGTCAATCTATCAACCACTACAGCACTAGCTTCATCTGTTAGAATTAATCCAGACAAACGTGTTACTATTCTTGTTACTTCTTGGCCACGTACTTTGCGGCCCAATAATTCATAACCGAAATTATTTTCAAATGTATTTACTTCTTTTATATCATAGCGTGCATTGTTAAAAACGAAATAATCCTCTATTTTAGGAACGTGTGCTTTTAAGTCTCTCGGATCAAGAATCACCCGCCTATCTTCAGGATCGAAAAAACCACCCATTGTGAAATCTTTGTTTGCTGATAAATAAGCTATATCATAAACAAAAGATCGAAATGTTCGTGCGTCTAATACAATTGCCTCTTTGATATTTATAACACGTAATACAGTTGTCTTTAGACCAGTTTCCGGGTCAGTAACATTGGAATCAATAACATGATAAGCGATGGGCAAACCCATACGCCGTTTCAAGCGATATAAAGTATTTCTTATATGTTGCAGTTTCATGGCAATTAACCAATCAAAACAGCACCCAGGTCTGTATCGAGCACCTTGATACCGCACAATAGGTCAACTGTAACCAACACGCCTTGCTGTTCACCATTATAGGTAATGGTTACACGCATACCTACATTGGCCATGCTAGCCACACTCGATAGAGCAAGGCCACGAGGAGCAGCAGCCAGAGGACGACTAACTAGTGCCAAAGCATTCCGATGGAATGCAAAGTTATAGTTAGCAGGCACACCGAAGTTAATCTCAACGTTATCAGCAGCAGCAACTTGCAACGGCTTGTTAAGAGTAATACCAGTGGTATCAGTACCAGTTTCAGTGGTAGCAATAACACTATATACACCAGCGAGAGGAACCGCAGGTGAACCAGGGGTCGCAAATCTTACCAAGGTGCCAACTGGTACAATACCAACAATACCATCAACAACTAGTTCCTTGGAGTATCCGGCGGCGTACCCTGCAGTAAGATTAACAAGACCAACGTCACCAACAGTAACAACAGCATCATCAAGGACTGCTGCACGGAGAGGTGGAGAAATAGTGACATCGATATCCTGCGTAACAAGAGAGCCTAGAGCAGTAATCTCGTGAGGAATAGCATCTCCAGCAATCTTTAGCCACATGCCGACTTTCAAAGCTGAACCACCAGTGTCAACGTGAACGACTGTCGTTCCAGCAGCATAACCACCAACCAAGTCAACCAATGGTGAAGTGCCACCGAGCACAGGAGCACCAATCGTTGACGGTGCGTTCTGCGACATGAAAGTCTGAAACTGGAACTTTCTACCAAGAGAAGCTTCACGCAAAGCAGAGCCATTATCACCGACCTTATCTGCTTCATGAAACGTTCCAGTTTGCAACGCAATGGCTTCAGTATTAGGCGTAAGAATCAGGTTACGACCTGTCTCGTACGCCTTGTTGATATTCATACGCTTTCGCGTTTCAACAATATACTGAATGATATTGCTAGTGGTAAGTCCACCAGCAATACCTTCCGCGTTCATAAGGAACTGATGACTTTCACCAAGCAAGCACAAATCAACTGCACGAGCGATCGAGGTGACAGCGGGATTGAGATACTCGTCCCGAAGCATCTTAAAGCTCTTGCTTTCCTCACCATCCTTAATCATGAAGGATGTGTGGAAATGCTGATCCAACGGAACCGGAATATTGGTAGCGTTAGCATTTTGAATGATAACACTATCAGCATCCACCTTACGTTTTGCAGTGAACTCCGCAGGCTGGCGAGTGTGAACAATATCACCGAATCTCGCTACCAATGGTGAGAAGTCAGTGTGAACAAGGTTAGCAATAACCATGTTCTCAACCAGAATAGCAATCGACTCATTAGCCCAAAGTTCTGGTATATATGCGTCCAACGAATTAGCCATTTAACGGCTCCTATTTCAGTTTGGAAATGTCGAGGTCAGGATTCTCTTTCCGCCATTTGGCGTATTTAACCGGATCTGACATAACCTCTTTCATTTTCGCTGGTGGTGCAGACCCGTCAGCACCACGCGATCCTCCTGTACCGCTTACTGCGGTACCTTTAAACAGGTTTCCATATTTGTCGGACAATTCTTTCATTCTTTTAATAGCATCGTTCGGAGCAAGCTCCAATACCACGTTTTTGCCATCATCAGTCACATCACTGAATTTAATAATTGGTTGATACCGACCTGTAGGACGGCCGTTCTCCAGAACCTCGGATAGCTCGGTTCTATTTCTCAGTAAATCAACAATTTGACTGGGATGTAAAGCTTCACCTTCAATTGCAGCATCTTGCAAAGATCGCTCAATCGTTGAAGATGTGTACAAACCTTTCCAACGTTCATTATCTTGTTTGAACGTATTCAATTCGTTTTCGTACTGCTTACGTGTTTTCTCTGATTCGCGTTTTGCTAATTCCTCTTTTGTTAAATATTGCTGTTCAAGTTGGGTAATACGTTGTTGTAATTCATCACGCTGCTCTTGTGTAAGATGCGTGTTTTGCTTTAATTGTTCAAGTTGTGTTACTAGTTCGGAATTCTGCTGAGTAAGCTTACGGCGGTTTTCCGCCATCATGGCATTCATTTCTTCCTGCAAGCCATGCTCAGCAACTAGTTCAGATAATTTAGGTTTTTTAACTTCTTCACTAGTAGACATATTAATTAACCCTACTTAAATTTACTTGCCTTGAATCACGTAAAAACGCTTTCAAGTATTCCCAAGCTTCTATACTTGGTATACCAGCACGAAGATGTTCATTTACATATGAACCTTGATACGATGTCTTGACTCCTGAATAAGATTCAGACATTACACCTAATGATTGTGCTTCTATTTCATTTTCCACTCCTTCCAAGAATTTGATAGCTATTTCATAAGCAGCATATTCGATTTCCACGGGAATGGTTGTATCATTACCTCGTGGAAATTGAAGATTTTGATCCTCACTATTTTTATCATTACAATAATTCAACTTATCTATTGCACGTGCAGCCGCGATTAAGGCAGTCTGTCTATCCTTAATAGTTGCGTTGACCCATACATCTGAAAATAGTCTGTTATCGAAATATAAATCAGCAGCGGTAAGAGTACCATAATATTCAAAATCATCAACAATGCTAGTTCCAGCACTGCTAATATTAACAACTATAGCAGGTACATTGGCATCTCGTTCGCTGGTCTTAAAAGCGAAATGTAATGGTATGGCATCAGCATGAACTATCATTATGCCAATTAGATTGCCATCGGTCTCATTACCATTAAAATTAACAGTCCATTGACCATTGCCTTTGTATGTTGGTATATGCGTAGCAGCGAACTGTATACCATCATCAATAGTTAAAAAGACATTAACGGTACCAGTGATAATAATATCACCAGTTGACTTATTTACTAAGCCAAATGGGAAACCACTTAATGCTTCGCCTCTAAAAAACTCCATCGAGTATTACTCCAGTTTTATGCATTCTGTACGGTAGGAATTGTCCTATGTCCGACAGATTGCAATCTGTTAATGCTAGAACATTAACATTAACAGCAAGCTTTCTGTTTCGTTTAATTTCCGCAGATACCGATGTCGAGCAAATTATCGAAGCGATAAGACTCTTACGTAAAACAATATTAACACTAACACTACCAGTAGTATTTATATCACCAACAATACCAATACGTTTTATTAAAGCAGCACTCATTGTGCCGCTAACAACTATATCTCCTGTAAGTGTACCGCCTTTACTAACATTAGCAACTAAATTACCTGTTACATTTATAACACCGACTAATTGTATTGTACGTATTAATAGGGCCGTTACCGTGGCGTTCGCTGTTACAATAGCTGCTAAAAATGTCTTTTCACTTAGGTCAACTGTAACAAGGGCCGATGCACTTATGTCCGCCGCTAAATAACTTCTCTCTATTAGGTTCGCTGTTACAAGTGCCGATGTATTAACATCAGCAACTAGTGCTTTGCGTCTTGTTAAATTCGCCGTAACAAGTGCTGAGGAAGTTATATTTCCTTCTAAGGACGTTGCTCCAGAGAATTCAACTACAACAAGGGCCGATGTATTTATATCCGCTACTAAGGATAAATGTTTTGTTAAGGTTGCGGTCGCAAGTGCATTGGCCGTTATATCAGCTGATAAAGTTGTATGTTTTATTAAGTTCGCGGTAACAGATGCATTAGTTGTTATATTTGCTAAGAGTGGAATACCGCCACTAATATCAGCGACCAAGAATGCTGTTGCATTTATATCCGCTTGTAACGTTGTACGTTTTGTTAGAACAGCGGTCGCAAGTGCGTTCGCTGTTACAGTGGCAGCTAAAAATGTCCTTTCATCAAGAGCCGCAGTTACTAAAGCATTAGTTGTTATATCTGCTTGTAACGTTATGCTTTTTGTTAAAGATGCTGTTACAAGTGCATTGGCTGTTATATCAGCAGTTAAGAATGTTTTCTCTGTTAGAGACGCTGTTACAAGTGCATTGGTTGTTATATTTGCTGCTAAAGATAAATGTTTTGTTAAGACAGCGGTCGCAAGTGCATTGGCCGTTACAGTGGCCGCTAGAAACGTTTTCTCTGATATGTCCGCTGTTACAAGTGCATTAGTTGTTACAGCGGCAGCTAAAAATGTCTTTTCCGATATATCCGCTGTTACAAGTGCATTAGCTGTTATAGCAGCAGCTAGGAATGTTTTCTCTGTTAAGGATGCTACAACAAATGCATTCGTTGTTATAGCAGCAGCTAAAAATGTCCTTTCTGATATGTCTGCTGTTACAAGTGCATTTGTTGTTACAGCAGCAGCTAAAAATGTTCTCTCTGTTAGAGATGCTACAACAAATGCATTAGTTGTTATATTTGCTTCTAGTGATTCAGTTACTCCTGCTGCTACTGAACCAGCAGCACCTAACGCACCAAGTGGAAACGGATATCTGTATCCACTTAATGGGGCAGGTGATCCACCAAATATAACTAACAGTGTCACTAATTTGCCCCTGTTATTACTTCGGCAGCCGCATCAGATGTTAATGGTTTGGTTACATGAGGTGTGGTACCATTTGTTCTATAAATAATCAAATCACCAGGACTATCTTCTGTGCTCCATTCCAAACCAAGCAAAATAATAGTCCCTAAGCAATGCTCAGGCATAAAAGTCTCTACAAAACTTACATTGCGAGAATTAACAGTATCAGCCAATACCTCTGGAACATGCATACCCTCAGGCAATTTAATGATAAAGGTATCAGTGTTATCTGGTGCAACGTTCCAATCAGGAACCACCGTAGCCGTTTGTGTACTACCAACATAATCCGAAATTATTCTCGCTTCAACGTTACCATCAATAAGAACTAAAGCTAACATGCCATTATAAAAATCATCTATTGGAGATGCAGAAGCATCTAGCACAACAGTGCTCGTTGATGATCCAGCACTGGCCGATGTACCAGCACGAATTGTTACAAGCTTCCGTGGACTAAAAGTAAAAACAGTTGTTTTGGCCCCTGTACTTTTGATAATAATAGCAATGGTATCTGCTGATAATTCTGAACCTGTTAAAATTAAATAACTTATACCACTGGACGTTGCAATTTCAACCGCTTCATTTGTACAATCAACAAATTCATCACCATTCTTAGATATTTCCGAATCAGGCGAACTGGGTGAAACTGGATCACCATCTGCATCCAAAAGTGGAAATTTAAGTACATATGGAACGCCATACACTGGATAAGGCAAAGCGTTATTTCGGAATGCAGTTACTTCAGCCATTTACCATACCCTTGTATATAAGCCACTAAGACTATGTGCAAATTGCACTCCACCCATTCGCTTGACGGCTGGATGTCCACCTGCAACTGCCGCCGCCTTAAAGCTGGCGATCCGCACTGCTGGAAAACCTGAATCCGTCCAACTCCACGTGGGATTGATGGCTGCCGCTGTCGTCTGGATAAAATACGCACCATATCCGGCGATATTGACGCCTGCGGAATAGTCCCGAAAACCTCCGATTGTGAAACCAGAGTTGATGGACACACCCGCACCGCCGGGGGCAGTATTCAGAGCCATGTTCGCAATAATCACTTCTCCGTTTTCGGCTGGTGTAATCGAACCCGGTTGAACACTTGTCACAGAAGACGCAGTAGTTCCGTTCTCGGCGTCAAATGCTGATGACAGAGCCGCCCCCGCAAAACCGTGTGCTACAAACGTTGTGTAAACGGCGGAACCACTTACCGTAAATGTGTGGCCCGTACCAACTGTGGGATTCAGTGCGTAATAGATTCTCGCGGCATTATCGCCGTTTACTGATTCCGTTAGCGGCGTCCAAGTGTTGCCTTTACTGTCCGACACAGTTGGTACATCACCGCCACCGTACCGGCTGACGCTAATAAAAAGTATGTCTGCACCCGTACTGTTGGCAGCGTTACTAGCCCCTCCAGGTGCTCCAGGTGATGCTGGGCCAAGTTGTGAAAAGACGTGCGTGATTGTCATTACGAAATAGTTGCGATTAACGAATCAAGTACGGTGCGATAGGTAGTCGTTGAAGCGGCTGAAAATGTCAGTGCAGAAGATGGAGTTGTATTGCCAGTCGGGAATCGGAACGCGGCCTTGTACTGCTGACCACCAACTGTCATCTCAGGTACGTTCGTACGTAACCAATCGAGCGTCGCGACAATCTGCGTTCGCACGGCCACCAGTTCGGCGAGCGGGTCAGCCATCTGGGACTGCTTTTCAACGATCATATAATTTGCAAGACCGGTTACTGCCGCTGCTGAGATCAAGAAATTATTGGCACCAACAAGGACGTCAAAGTATCTCCTAACTATATCCATATTAAGTGATCCGGCAGCGGCAAAGTCCCGTTGCTGTTGAGTAATCTCTTTTAATATGGCTACCTTTTGATCAACTTCCGTTAACCAAGTGGATAGTGTTTTCAGTGTCGCCGTGTACGCCATTTTACTTCATTCCCTTCCGCCTTTAGTGAAACTCCCCGCCGCACGGGATTTTCGCGTCACGTGCTCGTGCGGACAGGGAGGATGAAAAGTCGTCAGCCTTTGTTCTTCAGCTTTGCTTCAACCGATGTCAGTCGTTTTTCCATCGCCGCAATAGTCGTCTTCAGCGTTTCCACTACTACCTCCAGTGCGGCAATCCGTGTCTCTAGCGTTGTCTTGAGCGTTACTACTAGAGCCTCAAGCGTTGTTACCCGCTTCTCCAGGTCGGTGGGTGGTGGCGGCGGGGGAGGGTCAACGGGCTTCACTAGCACGTTCACAACCAGACTCGACGTCCCCGTGCTCTTGCTGTCGCTGAATGAGAACTCCCACAAGTACACCCGTGCCCCGGCTGGATAGTGGAAATCCACCGAGGCGAAGTTACCAGTGCCGCTTGCAGAGTTGATTGGAGTACCACCACCGTAACTGTACCGAACGTTCCAAAGCAACTCGTCGTTATCGAGGTCGCTCGCGGATGCCGAGTAGTTGACGCTGGTCGATTCGTACACGGGTGGAGGAGGATTGATCGTGATCGCGGTCACGAGCGGTACCCGATTCTCGGTCGGTGGCGGAGGAGGGGGCGGAGGAGGTGCATCGCTTTCGAGTACCACACCCGTGACGCCTTCAAGCTTCGTGGCACCGGGCGGAGTCTCGTGAACCCCGAACACGTAATAGTTCTTCCCCGTGCCTTGCCAATTTAAGAGCCGCTTGTTACTGGTGAGTGCCGTGCCGGGTGCCGATACACCGTGACCGATAATGAGCTTCTTCACCCCTTCCAGTTTCGTGCCGTCGATTAACAGCGGGAACGGATCGGGATGCAGCAGTCCACCCCAGTTGACGTCAATCCCACGGCTCTTAATTCTGCCACCCTTGGCAATCGTCCAGGCAACTGCGTCGAGCATACCAGTAGCAAAGCCTTCGATCTCGACGTTCTCCAATATTACTCCGCTGGTGTATCCGAGTGAGCTATGCACACCCTCGTTTTGGATATTTGGCAAAAAGACAGTTGGTTCGATATCGGAGTTGTCGTTGAGGAGCTTGCTATTGCGGAGTGTGAGAAACGCCGCTTCGCCGTTGCCGCAAAACACCCCTTTTTCGCCAGCGTTGAGCACCGTCAAATCGTCCATGTACCAATCTTCTGGTGTGTTCCAAATTTCAACACCCTTCATGCAACTCCAGGCAAGGTTGTTTTTGGTGCTGATGAACTTGGTCAGCGTGGGATTCAGTGGTGTATCATTCTCACCGCCAGGGACGCTTGGGACACTACGGTTGAATACTTGCTGACGGTGCGGAATTGAATAGCCGACCGCTGAACAAAGAGCGACGTTGCCCTCAATCGTGTGCTGACTGCCGTGAAACCAAAAAGGCGATCCTTCGCTACCCGGTGCGAAGTTATCAATCGGGAGTAGGTTGAACTTGCCGTTGAGTCCGTTGCCCCGGCAGTAGGCACCAAGGTTATTCAGGTACTTGCCGCGAACCTCATAACCGTCCTCCGTCACGAAACACGCACCCACGAAGTTGTAGGCGACATTGTCCTGCACTAGGAGGTCGTGCGTTCCGTGTTGAACAATTCCCCATTTTGCAATATCAGAACCATTAAGATAATTCCCGACAGCACGACCAGTATATCCGCCCCAATCAGAATGTCCATGTACATGGTGCCAATGGAGAGCATATCTAGCAATTTGATTAGTGCCCACATGCATACTATTCCCATCAAAATTATTTATATGCTTTGGAAGTGTACGACCTAATCCTACGTAACTTGTATAGTATGTAGAAACGTGAGCACTGTCAATGAACATCACATGTCCGCGAGTACCGTTAGGATTCTCTGATTCGATAACGATATTGCGAGTGGCATTGGCGACGTAGGGCAGCATCCCAAAGACCACGCGATGCTCAAAGTCGAGCGGCTTGGAAAGTGTCACTGTCTGGCCGTTAATGGCTTTGATGGTGACACTAGTTTCCTCTCGTACTGGCCGATCATTCTCATTGCCAAAAAAGTATTGCAGCCGCGTATCGTGGAATAGAAGATTGTCACCAATCTGCCAATTACATGGTGCAGTTAAGACAATTTCAGTAGCCTTGGCTTCCACGGGTTGAAATGTATTAAATCCCCTATCTAATTTACGTCCATAAGATAGGTACTGTCCCAGCACCATTAACCCATTGCCAAATTGCTCTGGATCAGGTCCAAGTGCTCCATCTACGCCTGTTAGTAATGGTACATCCTTAAATGTTATATTTACTTTCCTAAGTACAGGGTCCGTTTCGCTACCGATATCTAAAGTCCCTCCAGGCAAGACCTGGATATTGATCGTCTTAATCGTCGTATCGGCGGTACGACTAATCTTTGCTGTCCCCGCAATCTCAATTACCTCATTGTCAACCGTCGTAGGAAGGGTAACCGTTGTATTAGCGGGGATGGTGAGTACGTTCTTATACAACTTACTCATACGTGGAACCTTACTTCCGCCCTTACCAATGATCTCCACTTGTCCGAAGCAGGTAGAACCTACACATAACCACAAAATAAATACTAAACGATACATAGTTTTTCCTTTCATCCGCCTACACCTGACATTGCTAAAGGTTGTATTACATCATAAATTAAAACCACGCGACCCAGTTGTCCGCCATTGTTTCCTGAAGCTCCACCATTACCCGCTACACCTGCGTAATCTATATCAGTGTTATTAGCAGCTGTTGAAGTAGTGGCTTGTGTCGATGTTGTATTTGTAACACCAACTACACTATTGCTTCCTCCGCCTCCACCACCGCCCATACGGCTGCCTGAACCAGAGGAACCCTCTCCACCACCACCGCCATGATGTCCGGCACCGCCACCACCGCCACCACCATCACTACCTGCTATCGTTCCCCCAGCACCACCTTGATTGGCTGCATCACCCGAGCCGCCCGCACTACCACCACCAGAAGTTGCATCAGTAGTTGCATTGCCACCATCACCACCGAACCGAGTGCCATCTACATTGCCCGCTTCCCCATCACTTGCTGTTGATCCACCTGTTCCACCAATTCCACCAGCACCCGTACCACCACCTGTACCACCTACACCGGGACCAGTTCCACCGCTCCCTGTACCGCCTGTGCCGCCCGTTGCTCCACCACCTGCTCCACCTGCTCCACCACCTGTACCGCCCCCACCGCCACCACCACCGCCTGAAACAATTAAATAACTGGCGACATTTTTAACAGCACTAAAACCACCGCCACCACCTGTCCCACCTGCTCCACCTGCGGTTCCACCAGTACCAACAACAACTGTTAAAGACGATATACTTGTTACGTCTAAATCGCCTTTAGTAAATCCTCCACCACCACCTGCTCCGCCAGCACCGGAAGCACCACCTGGTGCCCAGCATTTAATCGTGACATTCGTCCCACGAAAATTAGCTGGTTTCGTCCAAGTGGTACCAGTCGTACCAACGGAATAAGTATCCTTGCGAATCATTTGTACCAAGCCACAGCATCTAAAGCAGTTGTAGGAGCGGTATTACCACCAGCGGTTGTCATTACTGCTGCCCAACTCATTGCAGTAGCGAATTCAACACCTCCGGGTCGCATCCACAAGTTCGCTGCTGATTGCGGAGGAATCGTTATCATAAATAATGGATTCGTTGTACCAACTGTTACCGATCCAGCCGCAGTGTTATAAAATTGAACATATACTGCTACGGTATTTGGATTATAAATATAATAACCATGAAGCTCTCCAGCACTGGCTTTAATAACTTGTGCAGCATTAGTGAGAGCCGTTCCACCATCACTAGAAGTGGAATTAACAGTTGAAGAACTTTCTGTTAATTTCCTCAATTTCGCAGAAAATGATCCAGTGGCACTCGCTGCATCTGCATTAGCTCCAAATGGGTCAGTTGGTACGCGTGTTACATCTACATCTAATCCATTGGTGGCATCACCACCAACAAGGGCACCTGCCGCAGTTATAACGGTCGTTTGTGCTCCGTTACGTAGAAACCATGCCCTTACTGCATCCCCATCCGCACTAACAGAAGCGGGGACCGCTGCACTAGCATACCCTCCAACAGGTATCGGGTTAACACCTGTTACATCAGCATCATGAGCTACGCTACCTGCTGGATTAACCAGGATGGCACTTTGATTGTTAGCAATAACAACAGGTATAGATGCTGCCATCGCAGCTTGACCGAAAGCCAAATCAGTAACAGTTTTAGCATCGTCGCTACCAGCTAAAATACCAATAGCTACAATCTGGATGTTCTGTGCAGCATCACCGGAATAAGTGACGCTACGTGTTGCTACAGGTATACTATTTGCAGATACATTATCAGCCATTTATCGGTTCCTTGGTTCTGTTTGATCGCCAAAAGTTAGAACCGTAAAAAGTTATTTCACCTGTTACATTGTCTTTATGAAGAGGATAATTTTGATTAAAATGTTCAAGAATTGGTGTAAATGGACCTTGATTACCACTCATTTGGGGTCGTTCGTAAATTTGCAAATTACCAAATTTCACTTTACCTATGGGGCCACGTAGGTCGATTCCACCAGTAGTTTGGAAGTTCTCAAAGGAATTATTATCTATTTGGCCATTTATAGCTGCAATCATTAGTGCTGTGTTATCCACTTCTGCATTAATACTCCAGAAACGATTATCAGTGAAACCGGAACCAAAAAGACATATGCCTGGACCAGCACAATTTGTTATATTTATATCAACTAAGGTATTCTCTCGAATACCTTCACCTGGTACCCCGTTCCCTTCAAATAGAATCACTTCATTTGCATTGGCCTCACCACCACGAATATTATCAAAATAACAATTCATAATCATCGATCCGCGGCAGGATCCAGTTTGAAACACAATGCCACGATTTGTACCATACCACGTGCAATTAGTAACCAATATACCTTCTGCACCAGTGTTAAAGAAAGCGTGCATACCGTTTGCTGTGTGACCAACAAAATCACAATGATCCCATACACTGAGCGAAGGCACTTGTCCGGTGCTGGCTTTCTCGAATCGGCAATTCTGCACGAGCATATTACGTGATTGAAAACATCTTATTAATTCACCACCTTTAAGCGTGCAGTTCTTAACAGTAATTTGACCTGAAAGCGTGCTAGTAGGTGGATCAAGGTAGTTATGAATATAAGTTGGCCAATCACATTCATGTGTTAAAGTTAATCCCTCAAGGAACATAGTCCCCTTAGGAATAAACATTCGTTCAGCGTACTCACCATTAGGCATCCGTAGAATAGTTGCGTGGTAGCCACTTATTTTAGTATTATTTAATACATTTAATGAACCCTTCCAAACATGCAAACCGGGCTTTAATATCAAATCCCTACCAATATTTACAGCGTTCTGTGCATCAAATAGGGATAATCCAGGTTGAATTAATTGTGTCTTTCTAGGTCGTGTAGTAACTATATTATTTCTAACAACTATTTCTTTATCACCAATGTTATATGTTCCAGGAGCCGCTGTTAATGGAATAGTTACTTTCCACGCCCATTGCCAATGCCAATTACCAATGGTATAGTCACTAGGGCACCTAATGTTCCATCCAGGTGGAACAACAGGTTGCGAAGTGTCTACACCACTTGGGAACCAGAAATATACAGTGCTACCAGGGGTAGCCTCACGCGATGTATACATTAGGCAAATGTAACAGTAATGGCACCAGCAGCGATTTCAGCGGTATCACCGCTATCAATTGTTCGCGACGTAGTGACTGGTGTGTAAAATAACATATTGCCAGCGTCATAGGTCGCACTGTCAACGATCGCTAGATCGGTAACGGTTCCCCAACTCGCTGTGGCAGCAGCAAATGTAATAGCGGCAGCATTATCAGTTTGACCATCACCGCCCGCTGTTGCTGTCCAATTAGCATCTAGCGGATTGCGTGCTACGCGTGCATACGCACCAGCATTAGCAACCTCAGTACCTGATCCGGTACTGAATTGACCTATACCGGCATCATTGGTTGCGGCCGTTAGAAGGGCGATCGCTAGGACAGTTGGCTTGGTAAAGCTACCCGTTCTGAAGATATGCTTAATAAGCTCATCTTCCAAATAGTCTGACATTTCGCTCATTTTTTAGTTCCTGTATAGGGCTGTCAAGAATCAAATCCTTACGCACTTGTCCACTTTTTATTGCAATCATGGCATTTTTGATAAAAGTATCGGCCCGCGTACCATAGAGCCATACTTCAACTACATAGTTCTTAGCGTCCACGTAACACATACGTTTGTCACCGACCGGTGCATTTATCAGTAGGCTTGCATGTGCAAGTTTTAACACCTCTGAATGGAATTGTTCCTCTTCGGTTAAATCACCCTCAACAACACGCAAACCATTTTCATAAAAAGTAACCTTTCTTTTTAATATGATACGCTGTGCCATTACCTTGCTTTTTGATCCAACCGAAACATCTCCACTATGCTCACGCATCCTACGCAACAGACGCGATGGACGCATAACACCAGGCAATAACATTATTTTAGGCATAATCAAATTTCTCCATAACGCTTTTATGATCATCTTTAATTTTATCAGATTGCATAGATGTTAAATGCTCTTTCCACTGACCAGCTTTACCTGATCGAAAGAAATGTTTATTTTTACCCTTTTCAATAAATCCTACCTTATCTTCTTGGAAGCGGAGATTTTCAAAAGAACTTTGTTCCAAAGCGAAATGCAACCGTTCCTCAAGATTATCGTTACGTGTTAATTCAAAATATATTAATATTTGGTCAAAAACTTTCAATGGATCATCAAGTATGTCCTCAAATCGTACCACAAGGGTCGGAACGTTATTATTAATAAGTGTCCATGTTTCAACGTGCTTGGACCATGAAAGTACCAGACTAGTCATATGTAATTCATCTACTAATCCCTGTTGGGGATTATTCATGAATTCTATTGTTTGGTCTATTGTCATTCCTAAATGGTGTGAAAGACTTATGCAAACGTCTCTCGGATCGCGTATAATATAAATTGCATTTTTACTTAAAGCTGTTGGTATGGTTTCAAAACCATTTAATACTACTTTTGCATTATGTGTTTTGAAACATACGTCAATTGTTGGCGATATTTTCAATTTGTTCAATAGTAAAGCTGGCCTATAAATAAAGAACTCTCCAACAGATAACTTCTCTACGCATGTTGGACACATCATTTGCAACATGCACATATCATTATCTCTTTGCACATGTTGATAAGCACTATTTATATTTAAGGGAAATTTCGTTATAAAAGCATTCAGAAACATTCTTATCCAAGTATTACCACTTTTTGGATAACTAGCTAACCATGATATCCTACTTGCGTCAGCCATACAATTTCTCACCTTCAAATTCCAATGATACATCAGTTGTAAAACGACTAGTATTAACAAAATCGATAGGGTTTGTTAATAATCTCACTTTCCATACCTCGCCTTTATGATTTGTTAATCTTATATAATCTGAATTATAATATTTGAAAAATTCCTTTACCTCCCTAGCTTTGTAAACATTAAGAATGCGGAACGTGTAATTGAGACGCCTGTTTTTGTTTGTTTTAACGAACGTTACGGTTCCACCGTCCATCGTACGTTTCAAATTCATTTCACTGACGAGATTCTCTGTATCACCGAACAGTGGACAGGGTAAAACGATTGATGTCTGAAGAAAATCAAATGGAGCCTGTAATACTACATGACAATCTTGGTCAACTGTGGTACTGTACGCTATGCTATTAAAAACCAAGGTACTAGTAGCAGTTGGGAAATCAATATGGCCTGGATTAGTATTTTGTGATAATTGTAACAGGTTACTTGCACTGAGGTTGACAACAATATTACCAACAACATTTTGACTTAAAATTAATGTGTTACTCGCATCCTCGAAAATACCACCTATGACGCCGATCGCTTGATTGGTTAAATTAAGGGCACTGAACGCTAATCTTGATTCATTTATGCTTTGAGTAAAAGTTATAACATTGATCGCTGAAACAGCGGGCAGAACATGTTGGAAGAGAACGAATTGTTGGAGTAGATCAAGGGCACTGCTCGCTGAACGCTGTGTTATTTCTAGTGTTGTGGCATTTTGTGTTAATGTTAGGGTTGATGAAGGGGCTGGGTTGAGTTCGCTTTCAAATGTTACGGATTGTGTTAAAGATAACGTGTTACCAGTTCGTATTGCTAATTGTGTTGCACTTTGACTAAATGATATTGTATTGCTTGCACTTAATATATTTGTATCGAAAAATGTATTAAGCGTTCCTGATACATTTATTTGGGCTGCAACGAATTCCTTTATCTGTGTTAGGTTCGCGACCACTAAAGCAGTGGTATTTATGGCCCCTATTAATCTATTAACGGTATATTTAACATTTGCCGTTACATTTGCATTAGCTGTTACATTTGCTTCTAATTGCTGTATTGCTTGAAATGGTATAAGAACTTGTACAATAACCGCTGAAGCTCTTGCTTTACCGCCAGTTACGACTGCTTGAGCGGTCGTAGATGTACTTCTAGCATTACCGCCTTGCGATAATACCTCGCTGACAACTGATGTTGCTCTTGATTCATTGGCCACTACGCCACCTTAATACCGAACTCCGCCGCATCCACGGCCGCAGGTAGCCACGCGGCTGACGTATCTGGATCAACTTCAAAAATACCAGCTTTAGCAGTATAGGATGTTGTCATACCTATTGCAGCACTATCGGCTTCTGTACCATTACTTCGAGCCACTGTTTTAAGGTCAGCAGCCCCGACATCTACTTTCTTACCTAGAACTTTAACACAAACGGCTTTAACTGTTACAACAGCGGCGGGTAGATTTTCGTATGCATAGGTATCTTTGTTTGTAGTAGTTGGGCTTTCCACATAAGTGGAATCGTCATCTGGTACACCATCATCATCTACCAAGAGATAATTATCAGTGCTATCGGCATCTGAACCAACAAATTGAGAACTATTACCATTGCCCGTTGGTATTAGTTGTTTGACTTGTACATCGCCCAAGAAATCATTATTAACAGAGCCGCTTGTATCAGCGATATAAAGATCATCAAAATCAATTGATGGAACGGTGGTCACTGGTATAGTTGATCCTATGACCAGGGCCGTTACACCATTATCATTCAGAAGAGTATCTTTACCAGTTGCAGCTAGCTCTGATACACCATTTATGCATATTTCAATCGTACCAGTGGAATTATGAGAAAAGAACTTCAGTTCTACATAGTACCAATTGCCAGCGACCAAGACAGTGGAAGTTGCTCCTACACCAGAAAAGTTCGTGAATGCACCGCCCGAGCGAAAGCCTGGTACTATTTGTTTCGAGCTATTAATAGCCAAAAGAATATTATACTGACTATCACCGGTACCACTAGCAGAAAGAATTCCCGCAAAGACTGCGAATCCGCTTTCATTAAAAGTGTTGACTTTAATAGCAAAACCAACAATAATGGTGCTACCACCAGCCAAGCCACTGCTAAAACTTTTTCCTTGAATGTTATTTGGCGTTTCATCATTGGTCGCTGTTCCAGGAACGATACGTAAACATTTATCCCCATTACGACCTGTTTGGATTGTTTGGGTCATGGTCCCAACGGGCTGAACATCACTGAATGCACTATATGCACCCGGCAAATCAGCCGTTTCTAACCAATCAAAGCCTTCTACTAGCTTAAGTGCCACGTTTTTCCTCTTTACTTGCGTTTGCTACACCACCTAGTTCCGGCGTTCCGCGTGCTTGGGCCTGACTCTCAGCGATCCTTTTAACGCGATCAGCGTGCTCTGTTTTAGCTTTCTCTACTACCCCTTCGGGATAACCCTTGGCTTTGCTCGCTGTTTCAGCGTCAATCAAACCAAGTTCGATGTCACTTTTGAGTTCTTCGCTATCACCAATAATAACACTTGCTTCCTCTACCTCTTTGTTAATCTTATCAAGTGTTTCTTTTGATATATTTGGTCCAATTAACGTGTTCGCTGTTATTTTGAATACCTCTTTTTTATATGTAATTGATGGATGACTTTTAGCGGATTCCTTTAGATCTTTTGCCTCATCACGCCGCTCTTTATCGTTTTGGAGAGTGTATTTCTCAGGATATTTAACAGTTGGTACAACGCCCTTACGATCCTCGTACCATTGCCAATATTTAGCTATCCTACGTTCACCGTGTTCTAGTTCCAAAGCAATAGCGGAAAGACCGGCTTCAAGACTTCGTTCATCAAAGCTCTTACTTTCACCTGATGCCATTTTAGGGGTTAGATTAGAAACATTAAGCTTAACGAGCATTCTTATATCTCGTTTAAGCTCATCTTGTTTCTGCATACTAGCTAGCAAGGGTGCTGTTGGCGGAGCGATGAACTCCGGCATCATCAGACCAAGAGGTATTCGTCTACCTGTGGTTGTTCCTACCTCGATTTCGTATTCCTTAGCAGCAACACTATCTTTTCGTTCACCGCTTTCAACGATCGTTACATCGCTACCAGCAGGTCGTCGATAAAGGTTATCAACTCGTGGATCGTATTGCTCAACATAGAAGGGAAAGTTACTTTTAAGAGCGTAGGCAATATCACTACTAGCGAGATTGAGGAGGGCAATCTGATAATTAGCTATGTTCTTTAACAAACTATGCGGAAGCTCAAATGTAACAAATGGAATCTCAGGTAAATTGATAAATTTAGGCTCTTTAATCAATTTGTAATTATTATCATAATAATTAACAACTACCTGACCATCCATCAAGCGGAAAAGTCTCAATTCTTCTATACAATTATCAGGTAGGCCGAATTCATTATATGTATGAACATAATTACGTAATAGAACCATTTTATAGGTATCGGAATAGGGATCTTTTTCCCAATTGATAATATCCTCAGCCTTATAGTGATAAATATATGGTTGAATGTCTCTCTGATCTCTAAGAGTAATTGTACCATTTAGTTCACTATTATCAATGAACACGCCAACTCGTTTCATGGTCGTTAATTCCGTCAATATGACGCGACCTATGAAACTATTCATCGTCGTACCGGCTAAATCAATACCTTTACCTATGCCGCGTACTGCTTCGTTATAATTAACACTTCCACCAGTGCGTGTTACATCGGATATGCGTTGAAAAATACTATCCTTAACTTCATCGACCGCTGCTGCAGCGAACGCTGGAACATAACTAATGCATTTGCGTTCAGCGAACTCTGGATCGCTTTCACGACTACTGAATTTCTTCAGATAACGCTCAATGAATTCGTCACCGGCTTCATAAGTGAGACGCCACTTACACCAGTCAACTTCATCGCGTTCGTAATCAGGATGCTTGATGTCGTCTATCACTATAACCTACTATTAACATTGTGCGAGTAGCCAATGGACGCTGCGAGCGGGAGAGCTATTTCGCTATAATTGCGTGAATGGGCAAAGTGATCATCACTACTACCAGCTTTGACATATTTACCAACAGGGTTGCCATCTACATCTTTCTCATAGATGCGAACCAGGGACATTATATGTCTTTTGAACTCCCTTGGAATATCTTTCGGTAGAATGATGGTACCAGTTTTAAAGCGGCTCTGACTCATATCAAGCCAACTGGTACGATCAACATTAACCGTTAATTCCTCACGATTGACATTCAATTGCTTGCCAGTGATGCCACGTGCGTAGGTACATAGATGCACCCGGCCCCAGTGGCGTGTTGCGAACTCAAAAGCTTTACGGCGTTCAGGTTGCATATCAATTATACAACTTGTGACGTTGTATTTGTTCATCAAGTCGTCTAATTGAAAGAAATCCACTGCTTTACCGACCGCTATAACTTGCGGTCTGCTTTCAGTATTAAAATCCGCAGTTGTACCACCAATGTTCCATTTCTCTATTACATAGTGTAGATATGTTCCTACGTCTACACCCATTGTTGTTAAGCCGTTACTATTAACAGTTAGCGTTATGTAGTCACCGATGCAACCGTCAATATCTTGCTCGTTAACTTTAGCTCCGTCTACAACGTGCGGTTGGCCTAATTTGCTGTTAAAGAATTCCTGTTCATCTGCTGGGTTGCTTTGTGCCCTGAAATAAGATTGAACGATATTGGATGGATGGACGGTGGAACTATACAACTGATTAATGCCCCAACCAGCAACATCTTTATCCTGGAATTGCGGAATCCACCTACCGGTGGATAACCAATTGGCTTTTGTCTCTTGGGGTAGTACGTTGTTGCACAACGTACATTTCAGGGTACTCTTCTTTGTTTCTGGGTCATCATGGTCATCTCCGACGATCACAATGCTCTCTGGCCATGTTAAATTTATATATTTACTACAGGAGGGACATTTGAAGAAGAATTCATTTTGCGTACTGTTCTTAAATGTCTCATTTATGCCGAAATTATCAATTGTTGGAGTGGATATTTCCCAAGTCTTGTGAATGTTGTACCCTGATTGCCGTTCGCGAGCCAATGGTATGTTTTCTTGATTCATTTCGTCTTTCTCATCAAGAATTAACACGCCCACCGGTACGCTTTTCAATCCAGACCGTGACTTGGCACCACGGATGTAAAGATTTGTGTTCCCCGCACGCTTGTGACCCACATTTTTAACATCACTGAACATTTTCCTTAAATGTGGGCTTAATTCCAAGGCTGGATCAAAGCGTGCAGCGGAAAAGTCACTAGCGTCCGGCGTTTTAGAGGGTAAAACATACAAACAATCGACCTGATGTATGTCAATATAGAAAAAAACCACGTTTAAGACAGTCTCAGTGAAACCCATTTGGGCGGCTTTCTGACCTACATTCAAATCATAGTCCGACATGTGCATATCAAGGAGCCAGGGATGCCTTCTAAAGCTCCAGGGACCCTCGAACGGTCTACCAAGGACGCGGTATTCGCTCGCCCATTTAGCCGCAGAGATTATACTCTTGCGTCTTAGGGCACTTGATACTCGCTCAGTTAATAGGGTTGCTAGCTCGTGCATTATTCAAAGGTAAATAAGGAACTGTGCATTATTCCTCAGCGATGGTTTCAATCCGACGTGTACTTTCTAACATTTTCTCGGATATGCTTTCAATAACGTTCGGATCATCAATATGGACCGATATAATTTGAACGAATTCCCCGGCTAATTGAATAATAGCTCGTTTTGATAGAAGGAGACCCATTCGGCCTTCTAATTTGTCACAACTAACAACCAGCTTTTCTATTTTGATAATCAAGTCTGATATTCGATGACTAGCCATTAAAATATCAGTGGCATCTTCACATCTATTAATAGTTTCCTCAACGCACATCCTAAGGATACCTATTTCCTCCCTTAGGCTTTTTATTTGTTCGCTGTCCGCTAAAGCGTATATGCGTTCCTTGAACCTCCTCAATTGATAGTTACGTTTTATTTCATTTTGAATATGTATTTCACTTTTATTATGACCATGCATTGGACAATAATTAGTGCCCTCTGCTTTATTAAACGGGCATTGCCCATTTAGAACCATACCCTCGCAACGTAATATCGGTTCATGGATATTAGGGTCATGTCTTTCATATTTATTATCAATAACTATCATCCTGCCTGCTCCATTAGATCATCTAGATCTTCGTCACTTGCTTTAGATAAAGCATCACAAATTTCATCGGCTTTTTTTAAATGGTCGGGTACACCTTTTTTACGCAAAGCCCTATTTATTTTGAAAAATACCAATGGTCCAGGCCGTCGGAGATTACGTTTGGTATTTTCACGCCCTTCATTATTAATACATTCCATAATAAAAGGTAAGAACACTGGGATAAGTTCAATTAACCATGACATTATGACGGCTCCATTGTTACAATTACCACACAATCATCAGCTTGTTTTTTACTTCCACTCAAAATACCAAAGCCATTTTCACCCCAATCTCTCCAACTATTTCTAATTATTAGGTCGTGACTTACCAAAACCAATCCCGCCCCTGTTACCTCGTGTCTCCACCAATCATAGCCATCCGCAGTAGGTAGGTCAGCTAGGATGCAACTACCTCGCTCCTCCCATTCCTCAATGACAAAGAATTCCCTAACAATATTTTTCTTCGCACTTAGCTTATTTGGTTCAGTGAAATAGGAACGTTGAATGGCGTTATCAGGCCAATCACTAGTTAGATTGATTCCGTCAACCTTTAACCTATTAAGAGCTTGGCTACCCCAACCACCACTGTTGGAGAAGTTCTTAATTGGTGCTCCACAGGACGCCGGACTATAGCTTACTACTTGACCTGTTTCTACCAAACGAATTATTTCGCAACAATGCGTTGGAGCGTTCACCCAACAATAGTTTGTGCTCGCTTGATCCTTATGGGGGAGGCCCATTTCGTTACACAGATCAATTAAGGTGGCTTTATCTTTCTGCTTTTGGCGAATTATGTCATCCCAATCCTTTTCGGGAATGCGTGGGATACCTAGATCGCCAAAACGTTTACACAATCCCTTTTCCTGGGCATCGCGAAACATACCATAATATCCTCTCCTACCTTGGTCAAGGAAATTTTGGTAGTTATTGTCATTAATTACGGGCATTGCCATATGTATATCCTAACCATAATTTATTGAGTTTTGAACTGCTCCAAAAGAGCTAATGTTTCTTCGATGCTCATTGGCAAAGGGCCGCTGAAACCTTTCCTTCCATCGCTGATAGCAATCCATGGTAAGGTTACAGCGGTTGGCCTTATTTTGAAATACGCATCGGTTAAAATAGTATTTGTATTGCGAAACATCTCTTTGGTATAGTCATCATCCCAAATGCGAAAAGCTGGTTGGCCATCTAGCTTACCGCAATTTAGATTACACCACTTCAGAATTTTGCTAGAGACGAAGATGTTTCTTTGTGGAAGTGGTAGCGTTCCGCTACCACCGGCCTCGCGAAGCATAAGGACGGTTAATACGTTTGTTGGGAAGGGGACATCGGTAACGGGTGGATCAATTGGGGGCTTTGGCGGAGTAGGGCCTATTGGCCCTACTATTTTGAATGTTGCATCGACCTTGCGAATTGGACCATCGATAACATCAAACGTCTGATCGTTGACTGTTATTTTTCTTAATGGAATAATGATACATTCAATTTTATATGTTCCAGCGTTCCCCCAAATAAATAATTTGTTTCCAACCGTTTCTGACTCAAGCGTACTTGGTACGCTCCACAGGTTGGTTCCGTTTGGACCATCTGTTAATGTTGCTACTATTTTCTTACCAACAGGCGTTTCATTTGGAACTGATATTTCTTCAGAATGTATGTTACTCGTTAAAAATAACAAAAAAAGTACGATTTTAGCACAGTTTTTTGACAAACGTTTTATCACTTTTTCTCCTTTGTTAATAAGAGGGTCCATACTAGTATACGCAGTTTTCATTGAAAAATTAACTAAAAAATTTTTGTCAAAAAAGTGTGCTAAAATCTGAAAAATTTTAAAATTTTTCAGTTAGAAATATGTTTCATGACATCTTGCTAAATTTATCATAGACCAGGAACGCTCGTACGCTCGGACCATGAATTATGATACGTGAACGCTCGGGCCATAAAATTTCCATATTTCTCGCACAGAATAGGGGGTCCAGCGTTCAGTGAACAGATGTCACTTGGTCGACGGTTGTACACCCCTCCCCTGGGTAGTGGTGATTAGTTACTAGGCAGCAACTGCCTAGTAACTAGGCACAGGCAACCGATGCTAATTTAACAGGCAGCCTAGTAACTAGGCAACGATTGCCTATGCTACCACACTAGACAAACCATGCTACATTAACAGGCATGGCATGCAGTGCCCCACGATGGGCCGTGTTGCGTGATACGCTGAACCATGTGCATTGGACGTGATACGTGGTAACACGCAACACGGGTCACGCTAGGTACTCTACAACCTATTTCGCCCGTGTTGCATGATCGATGGTCAAGCCATACTGGCATACGTCGCAATCGATCATGCAACACGGGTCACGCTAGAAGCCTTCCTGAGGCAACATGAACGATGAACGATGAACGATGAACGATGAACGATGAACGATGAACGATGAACGATGAACGATCAACCTGATCAATTATAGTACAGCACTTAAATCTATACGCTGTAACATGTTACATCGACTATGAAACCAAAGCGATCAAGGTGGTCAAATGTAGTACAAGGGGTATTTATACCCCCTAAACCCACTATATGTGACGTAAACCAAAACGGACTCAGTGTTTGCGACAGGGGTAAAAATAAAATCGCAAACGGCATGCCTCTTGCTACTACTACCATTTCGGCTGACTGACCCGACCTTGACTCAGTCGCGTGACGCCCATAGCGTGCACGCGGGGACCGAAAACATTTTGTTTTTGGTCGTCAGGATTCACGGGTCGGCGGTCAATAAGACATAGAAAGGGACAAACGAACATGCGGGGCTGAGCCAGCCTTAGGCCGATGACAAAGTGAATCACTAATAACGACCCATGGTAACATGGGGCGGGCGGTTTCAATCCGCAAACTTTCAATCGCTATACGGCTATGCATCATGCGATGCTAAGTGGAATCGTAAGATAGTCAATCGATTCGTTAGCGGGCGAATTATAGAAACGTTGGGAACACGGTTTGCCACAAGCAATTGTCGTGAAGTGCAAACTATCTATCAACGTCTGAACGATAGGTTAGTGTGGACCTAGTTGCCCCATAAGGGGACACTATGAACACACAGACCATTATCCAACTTAACAAACTACCTTCGTTGCAATCTCTTGACAAGCCAGCACTGGCCATGACAGGGGAGCAAACACGGCAACGGAGTTACCTGGAATCAGTCGCGGATTTGGATGCTACAATTAACAGCATCGAACGTCGCGTCAAAAGCGAAAAGGTAGCATACGAAAAGGCTACCAATCAACCTTGGAAAACGAGCGATGGCAAATCGCATTTCACGTGCGAACAAGCCATCGACCATGCTTACGCGAACAAGTGCAAGTGGGTAAAGTGCACCGGAATCGGTATGATTTGGCACAGTTAACACTTTTCGGGGCAACTAGGCCCATACTAACCTATCAGGGGATGGTTGCTTTGGCTGTTTTAGCCTGTTAAAATGTCCAAGGGAGCCATCCCCACAAACAAGGAAACCACATGAACGGTAAATGGTATAAAGGTAACAATGCATACTACTTTGTGGACAATGAAAATTATGCCTATCGTGTTTGGGAAAATGGTAACGTTATGGGAATGTCCGAATACGACGCCACTAATCTAATACGCGGATTGTGCACTGAGATACCTTGTCCGGCATTCGGTGCAAGTGCTTTGAAAGATTTACAACGTCTATTGGAGCAATGATGACAATCGCAATCCTCCTCGTGCTTCTAGTCTTGTTACTTCTAGTCTGATTTTCGGGGCTTTTGATAAAGCCCCATAGCAACCATCCCTAATACACGAGTATTGGCTTTGAGTAACAATCGGGGCTTGCCACGATTTGTTAACTCTAGCTGATTCAAAGCACACGAACTAATCCAATTAGGTCAATTGATATTGTTAACAACCCTTGCGGCTTAAAGTGCTATTGAATGGTACGGAAGGACGCAACGTTGCCAACGCGATATGGCTTAGCGTAACGAAGCCAATACTCGTTTGTTAGGATCAACCATCCCCAATTACAGGAGCTATTACAATGCTCAAGTTTGTTGACATCGGTCGCAAAGGCTATTTGGTAATTGCCGAAATTAGCCCAGATGACAAGTTATGTCGATCCATTGGCTTTCTGGACTTAACATCGCCGATCAGACCAATGGCGACCGTTGCCGCCGACTATGTCATGGACACAGTCAATTTGTTAAATGAACGAATTGCCAGATTGCCGCCGTTCATACAACAAGCCATTGTGCCAATCGTTCGCCCGATCACCGATCCACAATTCGTGCAAGAATGGCACTACATCGAAACCAGCGAGCCATTGTCCTTGTTAAATTGAACAAATGCCCGGTCAGCCAGGGGCAATACTGGTTGAAAGCAACCATCCCTAACAGAAAGGACAAATAATGAAAGAGTACGTTGTGCGTGTTGTTATTCCCGATATTGACAATGACATATTGGGATTGGCAAAACCAATCGATGGAGCATTTCTTGAATGTCTACGCTATGCTGGTATTGTTAAAATTCACACTTCTGATACTGGCCAAGTATTTGATATTCGTTGCCCAGACGTTGTTAAAATGTCCAAAAATTGGGCAAATGCCAATGCCGACCGCATGAAAAGCTTTGGCTACAATGCCGTCGCCGCACCAGCCTATGAATGATTCCCTCCCCGGTATTGTGGGAATTAACAATGCCGGAAGCAACCATCCCTAACAGAAAGGACGAACAGTGGACAAAAGTATTCTTGAAGGTAAGTTGTCCGAAATTCGCAGAATTCGTACAGACAGCAAACAAATGTGGCATCTGTTCGCACGATACAAGGATTTGGCCAATTTCACATGTACACGCGAGCCACTTGAAGTTTTCGCGGAAGCTAAAATTAACAAATTGGCCGCCGAATTAACTACTTCGGATTTGTGTACACTTGTTGAACTACTGACACGTGCAAAGTAAATGACCCTTTAACTGGTTGTTAGGATTAACAACCAGAAAGCAACCATCCCTAACAGAAAGGTCAAACAATGGTAGTATACTACAAAATAGAATACACCATAACTAATGGTGATTCCGACAAGGAACATCTCTGTCGTAAAATCGTGGGGATACAAACAAGAAAGCAACATGAATTATTCAAACTAATTCATGAAATGCTTGAAGAAGAACACGATTGTTTTGAAAAAATCACCAATGTTTACATGGAACCGATTACAATTCATTTGTTATAACCTTTAACTGGTTGTTAGGATTAACAACCAGAAAGCAACCATCCCCAAAGCAAGCCCATCGTAATGCCTCCTTGTTAAAAGGGAGAATTTACCATGAGTTCAGTTGACGAATCTGGAAGCGTGCAACGTCTGAATGTCGAAACAAAGCATGTGGTTTTTCACCCGGACTTCCTAGTCCCCGCGATCAATCCACGTGATTTGTCCGACTTGCAAGGCGAAACACTGTACCCCGCGATCGAAGCAACAGGGGGTAAGATCACGACGGCCTTGGTGGTCTGGAAACCGGTCAATGATCAAGGGGAATTCGACCCCGATCATCCGATCTGGACCAGTGGGAACATTCACGATACCTTGACAGGTAAAGTGTTAGTTATACCACACGGCGAGCGACACAAGTATCGCATACTCGTCCAAGGGCACCGTCGGCATTGGTGTGCAAGAAAAGCACTGTCACAACCTGATGTTTGCCCGGCTGAGATGATAAAGAATCTCACCAAATTGCCGTGCAATGAAATCACTTGTACTCAGGAAGTGGCCGAGCGTCTTGCTCTGGATTTCGAGACATCGGAACCAATGCACAATTGGAATGTCATCAAGCTGATTTTCGGCTTCATGATGAAGGACATCAAGTACACCGAGATCGCTTTGTTGATGCCGCGAATGCTGTTCCGTGCTTTGCTCAACGACGGTGAAGCTAAATATAACAAGCTTCTCCGCGAGGCAAAGTCCGGTCGCGATCGCGTTGCTGCCATCAAATCGGCTCTCAAGAACCGGCTTGACCAGCATACCTACTCCTGTTACCTCTTTGGCCCAGCAATGCAGAAGCAATTGCTTTTGTATTGGCGATACGTGAAAAACGAATTGCAGGACATCGGAGATCGCTATCTGCTCGTCATGGACATGAAGTACGAATTGGTGCAAAAGCTGCGAACTTTGTACAACGAAGAAGTGAAAGTTCACGGTTGGGCACCAATTACACGAGTGGAAATCGTTGATGCCAAACCCAACGATTCGCAGAATGTTTCGTACGCTCAGACGCCGGGCAATACCAGTGTCCAAGGACGCTGGTTTGTCATCGAGGGCGGATCAGAGAATTTTCGGCAAGCTATGCTGAAAAATATGCTGGTCTATGCCAAGCCAGAAGCGGCAGAGGAAGAGAAAAAGCCACCTACTCAACAAGAGCGGAAGGCAATTATCAATTCCACTGCCAGTGGCATCGGCAAAGCCTTCTCCAAGTTCTATGATGAAAGTTTCACGGAAGAAACATCAGGCAAATACTTGGATGCTCCACGCCTACGCGTCCAATGGGAAGAATGGGCGTTGTTTTCTGAATCGACTCAGAAAGCAATGCTCGATTTCGCCGACCAATGCGATCCATTGGTTAAGGAATTGTTGGTTGCTGCCACAAGCCAAGCGGCTCCGGGGGCAGCGGCAGAACGTGTCAAGACCGCGATTGCCACGTTGAACGAAGCGTTAAAGCCAGTTACAGTTGTGTCGAAGAAGAAGTAACATTCGGCATTGTGTCGGGTGTTTGTTTAACAAACGTCTTTCGCAAGGGGGCGTTACAATGGGCTTGCTAACTCTAACAAGGAAAACGTATGTCACCACGTTACTATCGTTTATGTGTCAAACGAAATGGCTACTGGCATGAAGTGGCACGAATCGGTAAATCATTAGCCGTTTCAAGAGACAATGCCATATTGTTACTTGGCAGTTGGAACGAATTAGACGCAATTTTCGGCATGGGGAATTGGTCTGTTACTACTGACCTTTCCCTCGACTTTGTTACTTGTGTAACATCTGACATCAATTAACAAAAAGCAACCATCCACTAAACATTATAGAGTTGAGTTGCCAGTGCTTATATATAAAATGCGATTCGCGTTTATCGCATATTAAGTTACTGGCAACTCTACTGTGTGATGTTTGAAAGCAACCATCCTAAATGTCACAAAGCTGGGCTGTCAGCTAATGCTGGCCGCACTGCATGATAATGTGTAGCAAGGCATTCTGATGCCATTCAGATTGCTATGTGGTTTCGACAGCCATAACAGTGTCGCATGTCTAAAGGCCCTGACAGCCTAGCTTTGTTACATTTAACCATCCCCAAAAACAAGGAAACAGTCATGCAAGTCGAAGGCACAATTCGATACAAAGACACGTATCGAGATCTTATCAAAGCCTTAATGGGACATGAAGATGTTCTGGATAGGCCCATCATCGTGCAAATTGAATTGCCAGGAGGCATAAATTTCATTCTAGATGATGAAGATAACAAAGAGCGTAGAATATTAACGTTTGAATAATTTCGCTGGACCTTTGTTAAAAGGTCCAGAAGCAACCATCCCTAAATATGTGGTACTGGGCCATTAGAAAGAATTAACAATGTTTCACTTCGACATTACATGTGAAGATGTTCGCCTAATCGCGAACGAAGTAAGCCCAACAAGTGTAAGAGTGACGTTGTACGACAATCTCAGTGGCAAAAGTCACTTGCTACAGTCTGTTAGTTTCTGTGATTTTGAAAAAATGGTCAGTGGTATGATTTGTTGCCACGGTGACGTACCAGCGGAAAGTTACCCAGCTTTAGAAGAAATTCTGAAAGGTTGCCCGAACGAGTGTCGGCCCATTCCTTAGCGTCTAGCGTTCGCTGGTCCAAAACAATGGCCCAGTACCGTGTATTTAGGTGCAATCATCCCAGGAGACAAATTATGACAACACTGTACCTCGTTGTTAAATATAACGAGGCAAATGTAGCTCGTTATATTGGGTACGTCTTGTTAAATGGTGCAGCGTGCAAAGTCATGGAAGCATCAATTATGGAAGATGTTAATGCCTACATGAAAATGCATGGCTACACTGAATTCAAATGGCGTGTACCCAAGCAACAATTGTATCAAATGATCCGTGTAAAGGAGTGGTAATGATTCTTGACTATAAAGGATCAATGTGATGCTATATTTCGCCCTCTATGAACAATTAAAGGAGATTGTTCAATCGGAAGTGTTTGAGATCACTTTTGTTAAAAAAGATGGATCAACAAGAGTGATGAAATGTACCCTGACAGACCACCAGGAAACATTACTAAATGGACTGTGCCCTGTTTGGGACATCGAGAACAATGGGCACCGCAGCGTTAATCTTAACAAAGTGGTGCAAATGATCTTTAACGACAAAGCCTACACCATAAAGGATGAAAAATGGCAGTGTGTTTCACTTTAACATTGTTAGCTTTGTTACTTCTTCTTAGCCTTCTGCTAAAAATATAACGCTGGTCCAGCGTTCATGTATCAAGGAGACAATAGTCTTTGTTAAATGTATCAAAATGGCCGATAATCCGTACATGGATTATCGGCCATTTTTTTGTTACCTTTAACATTTCCTTACTTTGTTAATTTTAACAAAATGCATGATACCTGGCTTTGTTAATTTTAACAATTCTATTGGTTCTTTTCTAAAACCTCAATACGGCTAATCAGGTTAGTTATCTTGCATCCTTCTGCAGCTGCAATCATAGATAACACCATAATGAATATTACTCCTACACACCCCCAATCTTCGCCAATGGTGATTTGGATTTCGTGTTTATGTTTTATTTCGTCTGCCATTTTAAGTCCGTTCTGTGAAACGCCTACGCCTCTTATTACAATGCTTACATTGTACCCCACGAATCTTCTCTAAAGATTTATCCACCATTACACTTTTACCTCCGCAAATAGTGCACTCCACATTGTAATAAATACGTGAACCAAGGGAGTATGCAATGCTCTTAATTATCTTATTGCCGCGAACATCATTCAGTTTGAATTTCATCTCATACCTACAAATTTTTAAAATTTTACATGGTCCAAATGGCATGTTTCAAAGTAACAATTTAGCACACTTTTTTGTCAATCATTTTGCACTTTTTTGCACACTTTTTTGACAAAAATTTAAACGCCATTAGCGGCTCGCCTGACGGTGCTCGCCGAAGGCGTGTCGACAGTCGCAGGGCCGCTCGTTCGCCTACCTGTGTCAATGCGCGGAGCGTTCCCGGTCATCCTACGCGGTACGCCGGTCACCTACGTGGGAACTGACTGGCACGACCTTGGCTCCTATTCTTCCCCCTACTATCTTACATACTCTCTTTTTTTTCGATGGTCTAAGGATATAGAGAGAGTAGAGTCAGTCAGTAAGGAAACGTAAACGCGCATGGCGTAAGGACTTACGTCGATTGGGCATAATTGCCTATCTTACCCATCCCTATCCATATTGCCTATCGTTCACATTTAGCCAAATGGGCACCGTAAAAAAGTTTGTCAAAAAAGTGTGCTAGAAAGTGAAAATTGCTTGTCAAAAAAGTGTGCTAAAATGGTGCTTAAACACGTAAGGTAAATCTATGTAGTCAATTTGACTACAGTCTTTGGGCTAAATGACATAATTCCGAGCAAAGCACCCTTTTCATAAGTCATTTTCTGCCCGAAATTGATAATCCTAACAAAAGGTAGGTGTACAGCGTAACAAAAAACATCTCCTGTACACTGTAAATGCACCAAAAAACCTAAAATATTGAACGCACTTTCCAAATTAAAGCCCAAATCCATGGTATAAATGCCTCCCATGTCTATCACAAATGGCTCGTTGACAAAAATCTGTAACGTAGTGCTATCCAGTTGCTTAGGTAGGTAACGTGTTGATACATTTATCAGCTTCATCTATTAGTTCCTGTAACTTTTTATGAATGGCATTACGTGCCAAGTCAGCTATTCTAGCCATTTGTCGCTCGTTCGAGCGTTCATGGTCCAGCGTTCGCTCGTTCGAGCGTTCATGTTCCAGCGTTCGAGCGTTCACAAAATATTCCTCCAGCCAATCTAAAATATGGTCCGCTTCATCAATATTGTTGCACGCTAAATGCACTATACTGCCACATCTCGATATTGTTGGTTGTATCATAACAAACGTACAGTTGTCCGACTGTTTTGAATGACAAAATGCTCGAAATACCCCTCTTTCGGGGGGTAATTAGCGATATGCGACGTTTCAAGTACGCGTAAAATGGCATCAACATCAGTTAATGGAAGAAAAGTGACCCCATAATCCAATGTTAGATCGTCATTTTCCCTACAAAAGAGTATTTTATTACTCCTCACGCAACGAAACATTGCCTGTCGCATAGTCTTTCACCCGCTCAAGGTATTTATCCTTCCTTAAATTCGACAAACAGCGTAAAATCTCATCCTCAGGCATACGTATTGACGTCCGATGACGTATAATTGCACAGAATTCCATACATTCCGTAGGATGGAAGAGGAATTGCTCTACCGTAGTGTGTTTCGGCTCGTAATCTCTCCACCATAAGCGTGCTACCTCGAAGAAAAAATCCTCAGTTTCCTTTTTCCAACCGTAAATTGCTAATCGATCACTGATTTTCATCATTGTTCGTTGGTCCCTCGTTCATTGTTAATGTTTTAGCGTTCGCTGGCCCGAGCGTTCACGGAACGCTATTCTAGCGTTCAGCGTTCATGAAATTAGGTTCAGATTGTACAATTTTCATGGCTTCAATCAAACATTTGTTAATTTTAGTACCCTGAAACAAAGATTTTAAACGATTCTCCTCCGTTCGACCGTAATCGAAATTATAATAACTATTTATTGCATTGTAAGCTCCCCATAATGTGTCCTCTGTGTAATATACCTTTATTTTCTCAATAACGCTGGTACGAGCGTTCCCTAAACAAGCTTTCCAGTATTCAATGGCCAATGATAATGTCATTTCATGATATGTAAGTGGCCACATACTAGCAATCTCACGATCAATATACTTAAATTGCGAAACAACATCATCTACAAATCGACCGACTTTTTCCTCAGCGTTCAAAGTATGGCGAAATTTGCTCATGTATTTACCAATAGTTGGTAACATATTTGAACAAGTAAGCCTGTAAGGTAAAATGCCAGCTTGAATTGATGTATGTCCATTGTGACCATTCATAAGTAAGAGGTAACATTGAATAGCGTCCCCTCGTACATTGTACATTTGATCCACTAATTTTAACATACACCAAACACGAGCACCATTGTCCAATGTACCAATACTATCCAATCGACCAATATTTCGTGTAACAATTTCCGAGCTAATCAAAGCTAGTATTTCGTTTTGTAGTGGCTTGAATTTCTTCCGACACATTCCTAAGACAGCTCGGTTGTCAGTACGCAGAATATAGTAATATCCCTTGGCCGCTATTCCGTTTATTAAGAACCCTTGTTCCACGTCAACGATGAAATTAGCTCCTGCTTCCTTGAAAGCTGTTCCAACGTTCAAACAATCACTAACATCTATTCCTATCATAATTAATTACTCTTTATTCTCATTGGTACTAATATTTCGCCGGTACAAGGTAATAATGTCCCACACGTAGGACACCAATACATGCTATCAGTTGATATTTTACAATCCATTTTTGTCAAAACACATGAACATGTAGGACACGCTCGTTCCATACCCACTGTTTCAGCGTTCGAGCGTTCAGCGTTCGCTGTTCCAGCATTTTCTATTAAACAAGTAGTGCTACAAATAAAATCTCCTGGGTAAACAAAAGTTTTAAGATCTTTAACATGTCCACAAATTCGACATTGAGCTATATATTTAATGGAACATATCCTTTAGCCAACTTTCGCCATTAGTATATGCCGCGTATTGAGTGTCCAAAATACCACATCTAGCGATCGATTCCTCAAGCGTTCGCTCACGAAAGAAATGAAATGGTTCGCTAAAAATAATATCCCACAAAGCTTTGTAACATTCCAATGTTTTAATTTGAAAGGTGGGATTAATTTGACATCGATGTTCCGCAACCCTAATATTACCATGTGAACAGCAAAGCTGATCGACCGCTACAATAAAGAACGATCCAACGGGTGCTCCACAAAGCCAGGCGTAAGTTGTTAATTGTTGCGACCATGCTGCATCAATGTCATCAAAGAACTCCGCAATATTCAAACGTACGCCATTAATACGACTTATTTGTGCCTTAGAGTGTGGACCATCTTGATTGTTCCCTGGTCCACGTACCCGTATATAACCACGTTTTGGCGATACGGGGTAATTTGAACAATATCCGTTTACTTTGAAATCGAGTATTATTGGTACGTTGTTACGATCAACATACCAAACGTCTGGTTTCCCAAGTAATTTCACACCCTCAACCGTCCCTTCAACAGTGAACTCAAATCGCGGTGTAGCAGTCGCTGCCATCAATTCCACCAGCAGGTCCGCTAATGCTCCGCACGATTTATATGCTTCAAAGCAAACCAACCCAGCCTTGCGAGCGAAATCGCGATTACAAGCTTCCACTTGTGTCTCGAAAATTGATGCCAACTCGAATTGTGGGTCTAACCTACCCATTACCCGCTCAAATAAATAACTTTTCACGTATGCATCGAACGCTGAACCCACCGACATCGGTTCAGTTTGAGGCTCCCTGGGTGGGCTGTTATCAGCTAGATAATGTAGATAATAATCCTCCTCCCCGTATTGATATTTCGCAAGAGCGGACGGACTTATAAATCTTGGATATCGCATAATCCACTTGTACTCCCACCAAATGACTCGCTATAGTAAAATAACGCCTTACCCTGTCCCTTAACCAGCTTCTTGCACATCTCTTCTATTCTGTTAAATGTACCAATAATAGGCTCCTCTTCATAATAAATTACATCATCAAATTCATATGGCCAGCAACTAAGTCGTTGACCAGCGATCAAGCCTTTAGTGTAATGTTTATCACGTAAATCAACGCCCGTATCCGCGAACAGTGCATGAGCGTTCGTGTGCCACGGTCCGATTAATGATACTGACCCACCATCAATTAATGGAAAAGTGATCGTGCGTCCAGCGAACCCCGTTCGATCGTTCGTTTGACAATAGATGAATTCCGCCCGCTCAGGTACATAAAGCCAAGTAGTACTACCCTCAATAATTTTAACATATTTTCGGTGCTCAGCTTCATATGAACCACATAACATTGGCTTATTTAATATTACTTTTTTCATACACTCTCCATTAATTTGTAAAGATTCTCATCTTTAAAAACAATTCCTTCATCAGTCATTTGCATCATTAAGAAATAAAATTTCACTCCACGTAATGTAGTTAGATGTTGTAATTCAAAAGCTGATAATTCCCCATATTTCTCTAATAATAAAATTATTAATTTATGCTCTATCCTGGTCCGGCGTACATGGTTCCTTATAATCATATAAATAATCAATAGTATTAATAATATATAAAACATTAGTTATCCTCTACATTAGGTTGCGTGGCATCGAAAGCTTTCAATGTCCTCACATATTTATCAAAAACAGGTAACGCTGTTTCTGGCTGTCGTAAGAAATTGTAATATGGGTCATACCCTGTTTGTTGTGCGAAAATAAATAAAACGCATTCCTCATGCGTAATGTTTTCCTTTAACATTTTAAGTAGAGGTGCGAAATGATCCATGTGCATTTTAATAAGTTCCTCGCGGGTCATAATTTATCCTTTTCATAGCGATCCTCGAACCTGAAACAGCTATAACACCACCAACGCACGTACCAGCGTTCTCGGAACAGTACCCTTTCTTCTTGTGCAAACATAGGTCCATCACATTTTACACAAATCATATTCGCTCCCAGTGTTCAAATGTCGTACGATGCCAAAAATATGCCCAAGGATGCTGTCGATCATCAACCTGTACATGGAAACCAGGGAACATGAACTCATCGTTTATTGGAATGATGTGATTGAACCACTGGCCGAGAGCCGTGTGACCCTGTAATATTGGTAAGTCACCTATGTATTTATATCTATTCATCATAACCTGTTGGAACCTCCGTTGCTTTGTTACGTTTAATAATGGCACCCTTTATTGGCACAATACGTAGGTCGCGTTTACCTGGACCGCACCAACGGTGACCAAAATGTGGGTGTCTGTAATGCGGCGATATTTCAATATGTGATCCGACGTTCCAACCTACAACACCATTACGCTTTGCACGTTCAATAATTTCATTATTTATTACTTTTGATGCATCGCGTTTCAATACTATTTGTTCAATTAGATCAGGTTCATTGAACATTAGTCCGAGCATTATAACCATTTTCACACCATTAACACACGAACCGTATTCCTCATCATTTAATCCACCTTTCGGCAAATCATCTAATGATTGTTCAATGGTCTCGTATCCTTGGATAGGAAAAACAAGTCTGTTATAAACAGGTAAATTTTCGTTATCTATTTCACCTGTGAAAGTATAGATTTTCAGTCCCGGAACACCGTCCGAAAGTACGCGGCTCGATAGAACAGTTTGTATGCCACCCAGTTCATGTCCGATAGCAAAACGTATGTTCAAGCATTCAGGTAACAGCATTATTTTTTGCTTAACGATGTCACATGAAATATCTAACTTTGTTTTTATTAACCCTTCACCTATAAAAGGCCAGACATTGAAAAATGGTCTGCGTAAATGTATCCAATTGATTTCCGTTGCAGCCTGATAGGCTAGCACTCGTTCATTAGTAATTACACTATCTTTGTATTTCCTATAAAGATATTCATAATATCGTAATTGTTCATCACGATTCATTTCACGTATGTCACCACGTTTTGAGAAAATCTCATAAATTGTTTTATATGTGTGCCAGTTCACGTAACACGTCTTTCAATAATAACTTTGTTAGCAACAGTTAGGTCTGATTTACGGCCCTCTGGACATGTTTGATCGTCCACTGACGTTGGTCCAGCGTTCGAGTAAATTGGTTGACTCAAATCGAATCCCTCGTACGCTATTGCACCGTCTTTGCCATAACTATTACCATCAATTAACATAACAATATCATCAGCATGATACTTGTTATCATTAACACTCCGTGAACGATAGAACTCATATTCCTTAACAGTACCAATAGCATAACATGGACAGCATTCTACCGGCTCATCTTCATTTGGTGGTGGATCAGCGATCTGAATTGCTTGAGTTAATTCAGCTTCGTTCATTTGAACTAATACCTTTAACAAATCACCATAAGTCTTTATTTTGTGTATCATAATAAATCAATAGCTTTGTTAAATGGTTTTGAGATCCGATACTTTCAGTATCGATAGTAAAGGTACGCCTAGAGCCTCTTCCGCCCCTTCTTCGCGGTCCACAATAACAGCACAAGCTGCAACATGTAAGTTGTGCGATACTAATATATCACGTACCTTACACAATGATTTACCGGTCGTTGCAACATCATCAATTAGTATCACCCGCTGTCCCGCTTTATATATTCCCTCGATATCTCGAAGCGAACCATGCATCCTATGCTCAGTTCTAACATAGATCGCATTAATAGCGGCCCAGGTAACGCTCAAACGCTGTAACATCGCTCCTGTTAGAAATAACCCACTCGTTATTACTCCACAAAAGAGATCATTTCTAGTTAATTCCAAGGAATGTTGCGTAAGTAACTGTGTAAAACACGTAGTGATAAGATGTATGGTACGCGATTGTAGCATACAAGGTCGCATGTCAATATAGAAATCGCTTTCCTTTCCACTTGATAGTTTGAATTGCCCCTTTTTGAACCAACCATTATCAATTATTGCTTTAATTAGTAGTTCTTTATCTGTCACGATCAATCCTCTCTATTTCCGCTATTAACAAGGCCGCCGCACGTACCATATTACTTCTATGATCCTTCGGCTTTATATCACTCCACCCCTCTGGCCACAATCGTTCAGCGTTCTTTGGTTGATAATCAATGATACAGTACGCTGCTGCCGCGAACGCTAGTTCACAGTCATCGTTAATTATATCATCATGCTTTTCATCGTAACCCTCCACGTTTATTTGGCGTTCACGTTCCATTCCCACATCAAAAAGTGCTTTGAGCATTAGATATCAAGCTCCTTTGCTAAAGCTAACACTTCTTCATAAGTATGCTGGTCATTGTACGTACCAACTGGTACACCTACTTCGCTAGTCACTTTACGTATAATGGCCATTTGTTGCTGACCGCTGTAACACTTGCAAATGGCACCCAGTAGGCACCAACAAACAGCTGCTTTCCCCACCACGGAACATGAATCGCCATTAGCGTCCCTCGCACATGTTCCTTGCGTCCACTGACTAGCACCATTTAATAATTCATGTATTTTCATAATAAATCACTTATTAACAATCGTTTACTTGGAATGTTGCACCTAAATCTGCTACCAAATGTTTGAATTCAGGCTCGAAATGTTCAGAAAGGGCCGCTCTACCTACACCTACAATAGTTTGACTGCCACAACCTGCACATTCAAACAAATCGCCGCTCCATAACTTGTATGGCACCCACTTCTCTGCTTCAATTGTTCCAGGTTGTACGTTATTACCCTTGGGCATTCCTTCAAGGAAATAGATCCCTGTTTTAATACATTTATAAAATCGTTGACATTTAATACAAATCGGTTTCATATTTACACCCTTTTTGTTATATTTTCACCAGCGACCATCTTACGCAATTGCAACCATCCCGGATCGTAATTTCCCCAATCATTTAATTCGTTATAATGACAAGCCATTGCAGGATGCTCCAATGGACTAGCGTGCATGGGATAGTGTCCTGCTAATCGTTCATACAATTTCACATCCTCCTTCAAGTCACGCTTCCCCTCGTGCGTGAGATAGCTAACCCTAGCACATCGTCCAGCGGATACTTTCGCATAATAAGGTATATCATCAACACTAATTTTCGGACCATTTGGTATGTCATCGACCAGTGGTAAATGCCACTCGCCCCAATCAACAGCGTCCGGCGTACTTTGATCGTAGGCCGCTCGGGCTTTGTAAGCTAGATCCTGGAAATGTGGTTCAGCGTCCTTATGACACCGTAAAGCAAACAAATTCTCGAAATTAGTAGCAGAAACAATGATGGTGATCCACATCCAAGGTTCGAGTAACCTATTCGCTAATTGCTTGTGTAGGCCAATACGTTCCATTTCTTTCGCTGCCACAATAGCACTATCTCGTGCTGTTAGCCAATAAAAAAGAGCTAGACGCTTTTGCTCATCGCCTAATTCCTCGGATGCTTGCATACCTTTCTGATTCTTTCCCCAATGAATCGGTATAACCGGATCGTTGATCACGCGTTCGATCATCTTTGCTAGAGGTATAGCTCTGCTGCTGGCACTATTACGACTTAATTTACGGTGAGTCATAATCTCCGAGTGTATGAAACGTGGATACGTCCATTCCATAGTGGTAAGACGACAATTATTTGGTGCAATACTATCTTTGAGAATTTTAGCTGCGATCACGTAAAAACTCCAATTCATCTATCATTTCTTGTGTTATTTCATCTTTTGTATTATCAAAACGTTCTATTGTCAATTCCATATTATAAACAATTGGCACCTTGTATGTACGAAAAAGAAACAAACTAGTTACTGCTTTTATGTTATGTTCCTCGGTACAAATGAGAGCGGTATAAGTAGCACGTTTATCAGTAACACTAGCAAGTACCACATACCGCTTATCACGAAACTCTATTACATTACCACATTTTAAATCCTCAGCATTTGTCATATATCCATTTCCTTAACCAAAGATATCACTTCTTCATAAGTAGCATTATCATTAAAAGCTATAGGCCCACAATTGTATTGTTCCGTTGTTTTAGCCGCTACTTTAGAATATACCATATTTTCAGTGTTAGGATAACATCTTCTAATGGCACCATGTAGGCACCAACAAATGGCATTTTCGCTGGTCGCTGGAACAGGTAGCCCTTGTCTGTCACGAGCGTAATATTTTTGGGTCCAGCGTTCAGGCTTCAATAGTAACTCACTTATTTTCATATATCCAACCTCTTTACTAATTTTAACACCATTTCATGAGAACTATTGTCATTGAAAGCAAAAAGACTATATATTTGTTCCTGTAATTTTTTTACTATTTCCCCTTTCTCAGATTCATAACACTTTATTACTGCCCCCATTAGGCACCAACAAACAGCTTTTGGATCTTTAGGATCGGTTTTAAGACCATGATGATCCCTAGCCATAGCATGCTGGGTCCAGCGTTCAGCTTTCGATAGTAGCTCATTTATTTTCATTGATCCACACGTTTCTATTAATGCTTTCATTAACGAAATATAATTGATCGGGGTAATTATTAGCGAGCAATTGACAATGAACACTGGACGCTAGTTGTATTACACTTATGAAATTATTTGTTTGCTGGTGCTTCATCTGTGGCGAATGTCCAGCGATCACTACACCATTTCTACTCGCACTAACCTCGAAATAATCACTTCCCCATCTGAAAACTGGACCATCCATTATTGTTTGTGTGAATTGGCAATCATAACCGAAATCATTCCTGAATGGTTTTTTCATGGTACATCGTATATCGGGGTTTGGTTTTTGGTATGCTGTATTTTGTTGGCTTTAACAAAAACATTTTGTAGCCTAGTTCAGGATGCTCAATATCGTACATCTCCAATAAATTAACAATTCGATCATCACTCTCCAGGAGCCATAAATCGAATTCCTCGCCAAAAGTAACGAGAACGATGGACGATGCACGATTCAGCTTTCGCCTATCAAAGAGACAGAATCCCTCGTATTTAACAGTGCCTGTACAATCTTTGATCTTAAAGCTAAAGGTTTTCGTAGATCGCATCGTAACATTCTCCACAAATTCCGCTAATCAACATTTCTCTTTTATCTGAACTAACGCTCGGTAAAGCTTGTTGTATTAACATGTTTCCGCGAATGAAATTCGCGTACTCTTGGTCGGGCAATTCAATAACAATACGTTTGTTACATTTCTTACAGTTTTTTAATATTGTTTTCATTCTCTTTCATGTTTTATTGTTCGATGTTCAAGGTGCTTGCTTTTAATAATTTGTATAATAGCGGCCTTTGGGCCGATTGATGTACGTCTTTTATACTCCTTTTTATCCCATGTACTGCGTATCTCTTCACACGCTATCGCTATTTCCTCTTGCGTCGGTAAATATTTTTCTGAATTGTGCAACTGCGTACCCCCATCTGCTGTGTCTGTCTTGTTTACATTGAATGTAGTCCAGTTCCTCATCATGCTCACTATCTATACCTAATACCCTTAAAGCCGCACTTGCTTTTGGCCAATTATTTTCATCAAAAAATTCTAATTTCTCTTTTTCTACACCACAGTTAATAAGTGCCTGTCCAATGATACATCCATACTTGTCCGGTGGTCCATTTTCCACTTCCCCTCGTGTGTAGAGACAAGGGGAATTGTTATATCGAGCATTTGGATATACTGTTCCTAATCTTATCACTTCTTCTAACACATCTATTGAGTTCATAAATACCTCAAAAGTTCATCAATTATTTTGTATTGTGTAACACGTGGGTGATAATAAAATACACAATCCTTGTCTGAATTGTGAATATGAAAAATTGTTTTATTTAACGCTATTGCCATGCCCAATTCAACGTGCGTACCGCGTCCTAGTACGCCTAACATAACGAAAAAATCACAATCAATAATACCTTTTGCCTCATTGATTGCTACCTCGGTACATGTACCCTTATCAAGGGATTCTTGTTTGGTCCAATCGTACGTTATTTCATGGCCCATTTGATTGAGCCTATCACATAGGACATTATGTGCTAAGGCATTCTCAATTTTGGTAGCTATGTAATATTTCAAACATCTAACTCCTTAACCAAATTATATACTTGTTTATATGTACCATTGTCATTGAAATCAACAATATTATCATCAATCCTTCTTTTAATTTTAACACCAACTTCTAATCGTTCATTTTCGTTAGGGTAGCACTTAAACATTGCACCCAATAGACACCAGCTAACAGCTTCATTACCACGTAACCTAGAGGTTTCACCATTGATATCTCGGGCCATAACCTCTTGCGTCCAGCGTTCAGGTCTATTAAGTAACTCATGTATTTTCATCGCAACCTGCCCTATTTGTTAATTTTACACGTTTGAGTGCTGGATAGTCCGGTGGTAACACACCCATTATATCTTCAAGAATGCTCTTTTGTTCGTTATGGGACATATTAACTTCAAGAGCACGTAACACATACCCTATCAAATGGCCCAGGTATTTACCACCTTGTGTTGTGGTACATTCGTACATGCGATCGCTTTCGTTATCACTAATCATTTCAACTGTTAGCCTGTATCTCATATGCTATTTTCCTATGATATCGAGCTTTTAATGGTATACCGTCTTTGCTCAACTCTGTATATCTAAAGGTTACTTGATCCCCTATCTTAAAAAATCCTATTTCGCGTTCAGCGTCCGTGAATCCACTAAGCTCGAAAGCTTTCGTTTGCCATTGGACCTTTAACGCTCCTATTAATCCTAGTAGCTTACCTTTGCCTTCGGTCCAACCAGTGATCGTTGCTTCGCTATCTAATAATTTCTTTACTTTTAATAAATCGCCCGTTCGCTTGGGTATCCACAGCGAACTAGGATTACGTATTATCAATCCTTCACCACCTAGATCGGTTATTTGTTCAAGCATCTCATCAAGCTTAGCGATCGCAGCGTCCGTTGTACCAGGTAACCGGCTCTGTTTGTGCAAGATAACATGTTTAGTGTTAACAAATGATGCAAGCCTTGGTAATATACTATAGAACGGTAACGCTGGTGCATCGTTCGAGCGTTTAGCACTCACGTAATCACGTAGATCGGGAATTTCGAGCCTGAAATTGGGATTATTAACACGACCAGCACTAAACATTATCATATCCGATGGACTGTCGAAAACCATATATCGCACGTTGTGCCAGCGTTCATCGGGCGAGTGTTGCTTAACGATGCTCATAAGTTCTTGGAACTCTCCCCGATCAAGAAACAATTCCCCATCCAATGGAATTGGCGGTAGCTGATCAAGGAACCAATCGGGAGCGTGAATAACTTTAGCGTACCGCGTCCACAGTCCAGTGGAAACTGGTATATTTAACAAGCGATAATCTTTCGCTGTATTAGCGAACGGAATATCATTGCACGATATTCCACGTGTTATTCCACCATCCCAATACGCTCGCATACCATCGAGCTTTTCACTAACGTACCACCCACCGATACCATGTTTCTTTTGGTCAAAATTATGTGCCAACTGAAGGAATTCTCTGTTATTACTCATGATTCTATCCATATTTTACAAGCTGTTATTAGTATTGTATCAGCAGCACGAGCAGCAGCATAAGCATTAGCAGCAGCAGCATAAGCAGCAGCATTAGCAGCAGCATAAGCAGCATCAGCAGCAGCATAAGCAGCATTAGCAGCACGAGCAGCATCAGCAGCATCAGCAGCAGCAGCAGCAGCATAAGCATCAGCAGCATCAGCATAAGCAGCAGCATAAGCAGCATAAGCAGCAGCATCAGCAGCATAAGCAGCATAAGCAGCATCAGCTAAAGTTTTTACATTTATACATTGTTGTTTTATTTTTTCATTTGGAGACAATTGACTAATTATTTGTTGTACTGTTTTAATAATAACATTTTCAATAAATATTTGTTGGCGTTCTTGTGGCCAATCTAATGATCCACCAACAGCTTCTTCTAATTTTAACATCCATTCTGTTCGTAACTGATCGCTGGACCAGGGACCATCGTTCAATGCACGTATGTCAAATGTACGTGTTAAAGTTGGACTATCTGTCCAAGATATACCCATTTTTACGGAACGATATTCCAAGATACAACATTCTCCATCTTCTAAATGTTTGCCTTTGAGAATAACACCATTAAATCGTTCTTGTAATATGTTCATAACTATACCTGTTTATTCGCTTGATTTTCAAGCTCTTTCTTTGACATGTGCTTGGCAAAGCCGATCTCTTTACCATTTTCATCTACTTCATAAACAACGAATTCGCCTTTTCTAGCGATATCCGCGTTCCCTGGTACACCCATGTGTCCAACGATCTTAAAGCGTCCTACTATTGTTCCGATGTGCATGCTCTATGCTCCCTGATTTTGTCTGCTGCGATTTTTCTAGCATGTTCGCTGTTTTTCGCCAAAACATAAATGCCATACTCCGAAGATTTATAATTTTCTACTTTATTTAAACATTCTGATTTTGATATAAAGTTTTGACCAATAATATTATTAACAACACCTTCAGAATCAGCCCTACAGTAATAAATATATCCAAATTTTTCACTTGGTATATTTAAAATATATTCTTCTATTTGTGGTGGCTCATAATCATCATTCGTTTTTTTAATAAATTGTTCAGCTAGTTCTTTGTCATCGAACACGCCAACAATACCATAATCACTATAACTGCCACGCGTAACAATATAAATGTTTTTCATGCTTTTAATAAATTTTCTGTTACACAAGTTTGTGTTTTCCATAACCCTAAAGCGATCTCTACCTCTTTTTTCAACTGTTGCATTACGTACTGGTGATCCTCGTTATCACCAACAATTGCCACCATTTCCACTCGTTCGGTTTCGTAGTTACCAAGATTCTTAACACGTTGATATCTTACTTCTATAATACGCATTTCAATCTCTCAAATAATTGCTCTTTGATTTTATGAACATAAGTTGTTGATACACCTGTTTCTTCTGCTATATCATTTAATACATACCCTCCCTCTATTATACGGTTAATGATAATACGTTCCATTGGATTACGGATTATTTTCTCAATGAAATCACGAAAGTCCACGGCCCCTGGTCCATGGTCCTTGTGACCTATTTCATGTGACAGAGTTTGAGATGTCGCTGGATTAGCTTTGCGACCTTTGGTACGTATAACCGATTGGTTATAGTAACTTTTACAATAAGCTTTGAGCTTGTTATAGATAGCGGAATTAACATAATTAGTGAATTCCGCTTGCGAGCGTATTGTTCCTTCGTGAACAATACGTGTTAATTCTAATAGAGCGATACCTATCGCATCATGACGATTGATATACGAACCAGGAAAGCGTTTAGCTATTTTTAACGCAAGTGGAATATAGCTGTGTATTATTTGTTCCTTGGTAGCTTTTTGAAATTCTTCAGAACTTATGGAATCATATCTCCGATAGATCCCCGCCACATAATCTTCCTTACTTATGGAGTGAAAATAGGGACCTGGGGAACATCCCCAGGCCCCTGGCTCGGACAATCTCAAGTCATGATTGCACAACGCTATGGGCTGGTTCGCACATCATAGTACCCTTCTCGCTAAAGATAACAACTCCTGAACTATCATCTCGCCCTGTGGCGTGATAACATTATCATTATCGATCAGATCAGCTAACTGTAGCTTAGCTATCTCATGTCTGTTAAAGTTAGCAATCGGCATACCGTCATGTATGCCCAGTAAAGTGATAACCATTTTAATTAACATAACAAAATTTTCCTATCGGTGAGTACACTCACCAAAACATTATACGCTTTAATTTCGGACAAATCAACCACAAAATGAAACTATTTTAATTTGTTATGTTAACTGTTTCACTTAACAATTCTTCTGAAAGCTCGACCCAGCGATCAGCGGCACTTTTTAATTCCTTATGTATGCCGCAACTCATAACGATGACTTTTACACCTTTCTCTTTGATGGAGTTAACAAGTGGTATGCATTCCTTGTTCGACATGCCTAGTATAAGCGTATCGATTTTACCATTGGTAACTAGATTTATAATGTCAACACAAAGTCCGAAAGACCAACTGTACCATTGACCTACCTCCATGTCTTTGTATCTAGGTTCAAAGCCAATATGGTGTAGGTAAGCTATGAACTTCGTGGCATTCTTATTGATCTGTGTGCCATAGGCCGCTGCACGAACAATTTCTCCGAAGTCTTTACATTTGGTGTAATATTTTTCGTAATCTAATTTTCTACCAGACCATTTTTTGTTGATACGAAAGAATTGATCCCCAATATCAACGAACACCCCAACGCGATTCATATTTAGTCCTTAAATAGAACATATATTTAATCCTCCTAAATAGGAGTGGGCCGCATACTATTGCGTTAATTCTAAATTAACATTCCCTATGCCATAATCGCCTGCTTTTACAACAATTCCATCATTTAATTTACTTATTTTTACAGCTTCATTTTTATCATTTCTTATCGACGCTACCTTAATAATATCGTCATTGATAAAAAATGCTTCATTATTAATAAAAGTAAATGAACCATTTTCAAATGTAATATTGTTCACTTGTCCTTTTGCAGTTCCATTTTGACCATGAAAAATTATATACAAATTAGTATGACAATTGTTAATCTTATACTCACCTATTGACGAAAAGAAAAAGGTTTCAGGTATTTCATATCTACCTCTACCGTTACACTTCTTGCACATAATGATTGTTGGTAACGATTGATAAATACCTGTCTCATTGCAATCATTACAACGCATCATACGTTTGGGTAATTTTATACCTAAAGATATTAATAACCATCTTTGTTCTTCAATAGTTAAGCTAAAGCCATGTGTATGTTTTTCAATAATTTCGTTTAAATCAATCCTTACAATGTTTTGCATACTAGTACATCACTTTCAAAGCCAGCTGCGTTCTTATGTCCACCACCACCGAAAGATTTAGCGATCTCGCTAACATCCACATCAGTCCTTGAACGCAGGCTATACTGATATTTGTTATCTGAACGATAGAACCACGCCAGACCATAGCCGCTAGGATGCATTTTCGCTAGCTTACCAGCTATCTCGCTGAAGTTAACAGTGCTATTAACACAGAGGCATCTGTAACCATTACCAAAGGACATTTCCACGGCATGTTCAACAGCGTTATCAACCTGTTGATCTATTTTCATGCCGATCGCTTGGCCCATGTTTCTATAATCATGTAGCCCTTCTACAAATGTACCATTCAATATGTCCCATTGCTTAAAATCATGTTTGACAATATTAACATAGTTCGATATTTCTTTACTATGTGGTAGGAACCATTTCCATAGATCACGGTCTTGTACATATTGCACAAGTAAAGGTGCTTCAGTACCATGATGGAAGAACTCCCATGTAAGCATGGCACCGCTTTTATCCATGTTGAAAATGCATTTTACATTTTCAGGTAGGTTGACTAGTTCCGCTTTAGCAGTCTTATGATGATCTATGACCAGTATCTCTTTCACTTTGGATGCTAGTTCAATCATCACTGGACGCTTGAAACTGAAATCCAGAATAAAGACCACGTCCTCTTTGTTAAAGTTATCAAGCTCAAGCTTTTGAGCGTAATTGAAAGGTATGTATTCTGCCTCAGGCAGCTTCTTACTAGCGATGTACGCCGCACAGAATCCATCGGAACAATTGCCATGATATATTACTTTTATAGCCATTTTATTTCCACACATTTAAGAACGTGTACCAATTCGCTGGTCTAAATAATTTCTGATACTCGAATTCACTTGCTGCTGTTACGATCCATATACCTATACCTTTGGCCGCTAGATGAGGAAAAACATCCAATTGAGCAGCCGTAAAGCGATAGGCTAAAGGGTTCTTTACTTCTATCCATCTGGCACCATGTCTAGAGTGAGCACAATATAAGTCAGGTAACCCCATGCAGAATTCATTACCATGTGTTTCGATAACAAACCAATCCTTTATTTTTAACATATCAACGAAATCGTTTTGTATAATACGTTCCGGCCCCGTGACCCCTGCTTTAGGACCGCGTTTCCTGGCTGTTGGTCCGGGGATACCTAGTTCATCGAACAAAGTCATAAGTGCATGTAGCTTTCTTTATCCAGAATTATTTCCTCAACAATTTCCTCAACCTCTTTCTTTGATATATCTCTCCACGTGAAAGCCTTATCAATCGTTACACTATTATGTTGCGTCCTGAATATCACGCCCCATGGTTTGCTTCTCGCCTCCGCCCCACTTCTCAATTCGATCTCCACCACTGCTTTCCATAGCAGTATTTTGTTCCTTAGGTCTATTGCTTTCTTTCGCATTGCTAGTCCTTGCTAGAATTAACAATTTGATGGCCTGTCGCATTTCGTTATGCCAATCATCTGTCCCTATGACATATTCCTTACTACTATGAATATGTTCCATCGCTCTTGTTATCCAGTACGAAGTATTACCCACATCGAGCAATATCTTTTCCGCTCGTGTTGGATTGTTCGGACTGAAAATGCTTTCCAGTGCAATTTTCTTTAATTCTCTTTGCTGCATTTTGTATTTCCTCTACCAAAGTCATTTTGTTAAGAATATGATAATTACTTATTTTCATATGCTTACCGATTTCACGCAATTTACGTATACTTAACAAATCAAATGGTGTTCCTTTTGTTAATTTGTTATCAATGAAATCTTTAATTGAATCGCGATCTAGTTCAGCTATAACTGTTAATAGATCTACACGCTCACTTTCCGTCGCTAGATTGAAAGCGATCTCAAAATCATCACTATGGATGATATTATTACAGTTACGAATATGTAAGAACTGTGCGTGAAATAACTCACGTATTATTATCAACTCTTTCATTTTCACGTAGCTCTCTTGTTAGATAATCGCACGCTGCTATATAGAGCAAGGCTTCATGCTCTTGAAGCGTACGATCAGTACGCTTTAGCTCCATGATCAAAGCAATAAGACTATCTGTATCAAACATCATTTATCGGCCCAACTTCCCATATTATTGTGCCAATCAATACTTATGAGCGGTACTTTAGGTCTGAACATATCCAAGGTATTTTTAACAACATCATTTAATAAATCTATTTTTTCCGGTACGCAAGGGCACATCACTTCATCATGCTCATTCATTGGCTGTACCACCCACGGATTAATTCCTACCGGTTGCATATCCCATATGTTACGCTCCAACTGTTTTGTTATATGTGCCCCGGACCCTTGAATTTCGTGATTACCGCCAGCCCTGGTATTCGATCCTTGGATAGCAAAAGCTGCCGCATACAATGCTGATTGAATAGCTCCTAAGACTGTTTGTTCTGTATCACGACGCTTTACTTTAATATTATCGAACATTTTCCATTTTTGCGGAATCTTGTTCGCTAAGAAATACAATGCCTTACAAATCTTATTTTCCAAAGTAAAAAATCTAGGAAAAGCAAAAAGTGTTTCAATCTTGTCTGCTGGTTCGTTCCAATATACTTTGGTACCGCGTCCATTGGGTTGTTGCATGGATTGAAACATTTTAACAACACGCTGACGACCTTCCGCTGTTTTTGGAAACTCTTTCATAAACATTTGGTAATAGGCTTCAGCGTCCTCGTCACTAATACCTAAACGTTTCTTCAAAGTATAGGCTTCACCGAAATAAATAAGAGCAAACAACCCACTTTTTGCTCTGGTATATTTTTCCTTATCTTCTAACATTTGTTCGTAAGTAAGCGGAGGGTAGGCAAATGTACCAAAGACAGCATGAATTTTCTTTTTACTAGTAACAATGTCAGCCATTTTACTATCATGATACACAGCTATGGCAATTGTTATTTCAAAGCTTTCAAAGTCCCCACCACATAAACGCATACCTTTTGGGGCAAGTGTAAAACATTCACGAATTTCTTTTTGACGACCAATACCTTGACTGTTAAAATCACCACCGCTACCGCTCTTACGTCCGCTTAACGCACCAATGATTTCCGCTGCTGCGTGAAAGCGTCCAGCGGTCTTTAATTTGTTAATCATATCAAGACGATATTTAGCTTGTCGAGCTTTCAAACACATGCCCGCTCGTTCAGCGATCTTGCCACCCCACGTATCGCGTAAATTTTCCAGAATAACTTTTTTTGTCGAACCCTCGGCCACTAAATCAAACATCTCTTTCTCATCGGGAGTCATAACCTCTGTTATGAATCTGCGTACATTGTTTGGTGCTTTCGGTGCTGCTTCCGCCTCTTGTTCGATTGTTAATTTAAGATTATCTAATTTATTTATATCGATCGAATAGCCTCGCCACCTGTTCGCTCCAACCATGCACGCTAGTTCGCTATCATTATCACCGATTCCTGCTTTAAGATGATGAAAAAGCTCCTCGGTATATTTCACATCATCCTCTGCATATTGTCTAGCAAGACGATTGTTCAACCAATGTGATATATGCAGATGTATTACCGCTGGCCATGTAACACCGCGTTTCCATCCGCTGCCCTTGCGTACCTTGGCTCGCCAATCCGGTCCGCTTGATATCGCTAACGCGAACGGAGCGTATCCCACTTCGATAGGGTATTGAGGAACATCTATTTCTCCGTACCTTAGTACCTCTTTCGGATCATGACCTAGAGCGTGTACCGCTAATGTTTTTAATGCTCCGCTGGGTTTGAACTTTAATACTATGTCTTTCCACTCTTCACCCTCTTTGCTGTTATAAATAGCCCAGCGTGGGGCATATTTATTTTTTCTATTTGCGAAATAAATATCATCTAATCTTACATTTAATTCCAGATAATAGCGTACATCGTCCGCAACACTACGATGTACTTTTTTAATTTTAATATCTTTGCGTTGCATCGTATCCTGATATTTGCCCTTGCGTGCCCACAACATTAGATCGCACGCTCTATTGGGCTTGATACAGAATCCATCACGCCCCAAAGGTTCCTTGGCCGCTACCAAATCAATAATATCTTCGGGATACTCGTGTGGTGGTAGCAAGCTCCAAATGGTATACAACTTACTTAAATGGAAATGGTCGAAAGCCAAATTGAAACCTATATTATCTTGCTCCATCATCCATTCAATAAGTTTCAGCGTTTCGATAACTTGTTCCGTCCAAACATTGAACAGCTTGATAGGATCATTGTTATATTTATATTGAATAAGGACTGCTAATCCGTGTAGTCCACAGGTCTCAGTATCATAGATCAAGTTTTTCATACAATATTTATTTAGGCTCCTCTCTTTTAATTATTGGGTAACCAGCTTTATCTAACAACCATCCAATGGCAGCGATAACAACCATCACTTGCAATACCAACAATGTCCATCCTTTGTATGGTTGTGGTATTGGGACAATTGTTATTAGATAATATAACAATCCCACAACAGCGAAGAAAATCAAAAGCTCAAACACTACTCGAACTATTCCTTGAATGTTGAACATGATTTATGTACCAATCTAGTTTTATTCGTTCGTAACCATTTTTATCAATCGCGAAATCAAAACATCCTTGACACTCAAGCCATCCATGCCGTTCATTATATTCTGTCCCTCCACAATTAGGACATTTACCACTACCTACTTTCGATGGGTCCACTTGTATTAATACTAACATTCCCCGTAGCTTGGCTAAGAGGGTTGTGTTCCATAATTCTCTTTGTCTTAGTTTTCTTGCCATGTAATTTATTGATAAGTTTGCGACCTAGACGTGTGCCTTTATAACGCTTGATACCAGCACGTAGTATTCTTTCTTTAAGAGTCATCTTCCTCCTCCTCATTTTCATCTAATTCTTCATCAATATCTTCATCATCGCCCACTGAACATTTAACGTTTGCTTCTAAGTATTTCTTAACCATGCTAGTCACCTAAGCTAAATTCTGCAACTCATAAGGAATAGTATACGACACACCTTTCGTATCAGCGATCTCTCTTACATCTTGAAATATCTCGAAATCGCTAATTTCTCCAGCCGCCCAAGCCAAGCAACGAGTGCCAAAGTTGTTGCCAACAAACTCCTGAATATGATTCTGCATCCAGAAAATATCATCCTTGTCCCTTTCCTTTGTCTTTAATATGTTACGTTTAACAGCACCAATTGGCTTTATTCGCGGTACCTTTTCCCCTCGTACCTTAGCATCCTTAATTTTCCTGGCCGCCTCGATTTGTTTATTAATATCTTTTAATCCATGTAGTTCCTTTATTTGTTGTTGGTTAATAAGTCCACTAGCCGCTGCTTTACGTATTGGTTCAGGTAACTCTAACAACATGTAACGAATGTTAACCCATGTTGAACTTTTGCCTAGCTCTTGAGCGACCTCACCAACACTCATTCCCGATAGTTTCAAACGTTCAAGGGCACTTGCTTCTTGCATAATATTCAAATCCTTACGGTGAAGATTCTCACCTAGGTTCAATATTAATGCCTGGCTTTCAGTTAAATTATTATTTAAAACAGCTGGTATTGTTTCACGTTTCAATACCTTAAAAGCCATGTGTCGGCGATGGCCACAAATAATCCGATATTTAAATTTCTCGGGCTTATATTCATTGTATAATTGAGCAACGATTGGTTGTTGTAATCCATGTGCCTCAATATCTTTAACAAGGTCAATGACATCGATTGGTGCTATTGCATCGCCCCTGCAATTAAATAAGCAGTCGGCAAACAATTCTGACATAGGTAACATAACAATTTCACTAACGTCCATTTATTTTATCCTTCTATTATTAGCTTGTTCCTTGGGCGTTGCCCAAGTACAATTTTCTGAGCAATAATTACCATTATTATCGATACGATCTAGTGTCATACCTTCTGGTGGTTCTCCCATATCTAAAAGAAAATTTAAAAAGCCATCTTTACCTTGCCAATCATCGCAAACTGTTATCCCACGACCACCATAATCAGCATAATGTAATTGATTTTTATCATAACATCTTTGTTTCATAGAAGCCCAAATAATATATATTTTAGTTTTAGAATAACCATGTTTAAATTTTCCAGATTTACCACAAAGATTACATCTTCTTGTGTGACCTCTAGATACATTAGTGATTGTGGTATCAAATGTTCTTTTACAAATTGGACAAATATATGTAGCAAATGTATTTTTACCTTTCATAAATTCGCTACGAGGAACCATTTGTGGCACCGTATTCAACATAATCATCTCTTCTTATATTTTCATATTCCTGAACTGCTTGTCTAAATTTCCCTAAAGACATTGCTAATAAATCTGCTTTCGCATTTAGATTATCTAATACGTATTGATCTGAGTCAAGATGTATTGCATCAATGATCGTGGCTCCTCTGTTAACATCCATTCCAGGACGATGAATACGATTGATAAGTTGAACGCGATCATCGAAATTAAATGTGTTTGAATAGCAAAAGAGACTTGGTGACGCTGTTAGAGTTAACCCCGTACCCGCTGCCCCACCTTGAGCTATGAAAGCTACTCGATCATCAAAGTTCTTGTTCTGAAATCGCTCTAACATATCTTCTTTTGACATGCTTATTTGAACAAATTCTCCTAAATCAGCATCCACTTGGGCACTGAAATATTTCCAACCTCTGCCATCAGCTTGAATAACACTCCATTTCTCTTTTAAAGCGATCCTGACACAGCGATCAACGCTCGCTTGAAAGCCAGCATAAGTAACGAATCGTGCAACGTCCTCGTGTTCCTCTAACAAATTAATCAACAAATTATCTTTCGGACAAGCGATCTCTGTATAAAGACGTCGCATCTTAGGCGTTGTACATTCGCCATCGCAATTAGGACATGTAACTTCTAACGAGCGTACGGCTTTCATTTCATAATCATCGCCTTCTGTCTCGGTTATGTTATATTTACCAGAGCCTTTACAAAGTTCGCAAGTCTCTCGCTCCCCGGTTTCTTCTTCTTTGTACTGGAAACCATCGGACAACTCACGTAGCTTCATTAAAGCTGTGACTGTCCGTGGAGTCGTATCAACAATCATTTTCGCCGCTCTAACTATTAGGTCACTTGGCTCAAGCTTTATTACCTTGTATTGAAGTTCGGGTAAATGTTTTAATACATCTTTCTTAAACATAACAATGTTCAGCCCTTGCATTCTCTGATATAGTTGCTCTACTTCATTAATACTTTTCGTGAAAACATGACCACTTGTTAGATCACCATGATCCTCTTTCAGCTTACCGCACATTGAACACTTATTCTCATTATCTCTCCAAGCTTCTACCTTAGTATATACTTGATTTGATGCACTTGTTTGTTCGCTCATAACAGCTAATCGGGTACGAAATTTATACCAATCGCCTTCACGCAAGAAGCCTGGACATGCTACCTCACATAAATGCCACCAATCACATGGATCTTTAGGTGCTGGTGCACCGGACATCAATCCTATGAACGCCTCATCCTTGAGCTTGGTACGCATGGCTTCTGTTAACTTATCAGCCATCTCTGACACTTGACTATTATTACTTTTGATTTTCTGTGCTTCATCAAAGATCAAGGCTTCTGGAACATATAATTCGTTCTTTTTAACGAGTTCCCTGAACGTACTATATGTTAGAAATAACACATGGTCCTTGAGCGGACTTTTCCATTTCTTGAATTCCAGTTTCACGGCTGCTATCGAACTACCCGTTCCTACCCAAATAATACTAGTATAACCGGAATACTCCAAAGCCTCGATCATGGACAGCGTTTTTCCGACACCCATTTCGCCAGAGATAATAGCTTGTATACGTGTTATTTGATGCCAGAACATTATCTCCTGATGTGGCATTAATATGTCACGTTTAGGCTTAGCCTTAATTAATGGACGATCGTATTGTTCATAGGGATTCTTACCAGCGAGAAATGATATTTGGAATCTGTTACGTGCGTTATCTGGTACACTCCATATTTTACGTGGGTTCTTTTCATCGTAGCCGTGCCAACGGCGACCAGCCATCTGCTGTACTTCTTTTAACAAATCCTTGCTGTAAGGGAAAGCTAAATACAACCTACCACTCTCAGCAGTAATATCAACTGGCACCATGTACTTGCCAGCACGCATTTGTACTATCATGCCGCCTCCACTTCGGTCCAGCTACCGTCAGCTTCTAAATAATAAAAAGTATTATTCTCGAATTTAATAACATCGAATTCGCATAACCCTACTTGCTCTAACCATTCTTCTTGATATTCAACGTATTGTAAGAAGTAGCCGTTTTGATATACGAGGTACATTAACCGATCTCCACTTCGCCCCATTGTGCATTTTCATCTAGTTCATAAAAGGCATTATCTTCAAATTTATAAACAGACATTACACCATCTTCTACTGCTTGTTCCCATTCTTTGTTATAATCAGCGTATTGAACCACGTCACCAAATTCATTAATAGTTAAAAACATCACTTCTTCTCCAACAAAAAGGTATAGTCCTGTTGCATTTTCTTTTTGTAGTTTTCAAAGATAAAAGTCAATCCTCGCTCTCTTTCAAGAATCAACATTATTCTATCGAACAGGTATCGTGTTTCATGTTTGAATTGCCAATCTCTAGCGATATTATTAACAATAGTTTGATACCAAGCATTTAAAGAACCAGTAGCGATTATTAATAATATGCCATCAGGTAAATCCTTTTTAATAGTTGTAATATTGTTAGGGTTGAATTCCTCCCATGTTTCTTTGTTACAAGCTATGAAGAACTGGTAGCTGAGATACTCCATGAACATAGGTTGCATGTTTCTTAGAACAGCTAATGGGTTCTTTATATTCCATCCAAAGTACGCTGCTACATTTAACAAAATAAGTGCGTCATCGGAGAAGTCAACGGGTAAGCTATTTATATCAATATCAGGACGAAGGTTCAAAACCTTGTCCATCGTTGCCCTGAACGATGGCCAATTGTATTGTGTTACACCTAACAATCCTACTTCTGGTGTCATAAATGTTTAGCTCTCGCGTGGTCGGTCATGATTTCAACTCCTCTGGAATCTTAGGGATCGGACCATACCACAACATAGAAGCTGCACCATGCCAATTAGCGATTCGCACAGCTGAAAGCCCATTACCACCCATGCATAATTTCCC